CCACGGGAACAGACGGAAAACCCAGCAAAACCGGTTCGCCACACACCCGCTGATTTTCCTGCGTTTTTCGGCTGAACGGCAGTCCTCCCGGGACCGCCAAAGTCCTTTGATTTCAATAACTTATTAGGCGGTTAGCCAACAGGGTTAGCCATCTGTGGCGAACCTGCGTTTCAGCAGCGCCATCGCGGCCTTTGCTGCCCGCCGGCGATCGGCCGCGACCGTGTAGAGTTCCGCCTGCTGGATCGTGGTGTGGCCCAGTGCTGCCTGCGTCATCTTCGTCGTTGCGCCGTCGTCGGCCAGCATGGTCCCGAAGGTCTTGCGGAGGCCATGGAGGGTGCAGCCGTCGAGGCCGGCCGCCGTCGTCCAGTCTCGGAACCGTCCCGTCAGGCTCTTGTCGCTGAACGGCTTGCCGTAGGCGGTGACGAGCACCGTGTCGCCCCGGCGCGGAGTGGCTTCCAGTTCCGTCACCAGCGGCGGCAGGGCGTCCAGGACGACCTGCGCACCTGTCTTGCCGTGCTCGATCGTCAGCACCTCTGCCTCGAGGTCCGCCCAGGCGATCCGCGTGAGGTCACCTCGGCGTGAGCCCGTCCACAGGGCCAGCGCGTAGACCAGGCGCGGCGTCGTTCCGGTCGGCCAGCGCTTCTCGAACTTCGCGCGCTCGTCGTCTGTCCAGGCCCGATGCCCGCCCATCTCCGGCCGGTAGCGATAGCGATGCGTCGGGTCGGTCTCCACCCACTCCCGATCGAGGGCGTAGCCAATCAGCTTGCGGATACAGCGCAGGACGTGGCCGGCGGCGTGGGGCGTGTCGGACATCTCGCCGATCAGCAGCTTGACGTGCCAGCGCTTCAGATCCGCCACGGGCATGTCGCCCCAGGTGTCGGGCTTTTCCTTCACGACCGGGCGGGACAGGAATCGCTCGGCTACACGAGACTGGTCGCGCTGGGAGGCCTCGGCCATCTGCTGCCACTCTGCTGTGCGTTGCACGCCGGCAAAGCAGGCTCGCAAGGTGCGCGGGGCCGGCGTCGGCAGGCGGACCACCGGCGCCGGCTTCGGCGCTGGCAAGCCGTGCACGGCGGCGGAATAGGCGGCTTCGAACTCCGGATCGCCTGGCCCGCCCGGGAGCGTGATGGTCTTGCCCTTGCGCCGAAACCGCCAGCGGGTCTTGCCGTGGCGGTCGACGTATGTTCCGGCGTTGGGGTACTGGTCGGTCATGACGGCAGTCAAGCCGCTCTGCCGGATCCATTCAAGAGCGCATCGATCTTGTTCCCGCCGTCCTCCGGCAGGTCGGCGAACGCGAGGTCGAGGGCGATACGGTCCCACACCTTGCGGCCGTCGATCTTCTTGGCGCGCGGCAGGCGGCCGCGGTCGACCAGCTCGGTGAACTTCGTCCGCCCGATTCCGAGGTAGCGGGCGGCTTCCTCGAGGCCGAGGCCGCGGGGAGGATACGAGAAGGGATCGGCTGCTCTTCGCTCACTCATCGGATCGCACCTGGGCCACTCCTGACCATCAGAACGGAATGTCGTCGTCGAGATCGCCGCGCCCCGCCGAGCTGGCTGGCGCGGCCTGCTGCGCTCCGGCGTTGTCTCGGGTGCGGGTGGAGCCGTAGCCGTGCTCCTCGCGCTGAGGGCCGGCGCTCGGCTTGCCCTCGAGGCCGATGCGGCCGTCGAACCGGCCTACCACGATCTCGGTGACGTAGCGCTCACCGCCGTCCTTGGCCGTGTACTTGCGGGTCTTGATGGCGCCCTCGACGCTGACGCGTGAGCCTTTCGTGACGTACTGCTCGACGATGCCGACCAGGTTCTGATTGAACACGACCACCTGGTGCCAGTCGGTCGTCTCCTTGCGCTCGCCGGTCGCCTTGTCCTTCCAGGACTCGGACGTGGCGAGGGAGAAGCTTGCGACCTTGTCGCCACCTGTCGTGGATCGAACTTCCGGATCACGGCCGACGTGTCCCAAGAGGATTGCGCGATTGATGCTCATGAGGGTCGCTCCGATGGGGCGCCTGCTGCCTCGCGGTCTGTGACCACCTCAAGTGCTGCGGCGGGGTAGATCTGGACCGAGCCAGGCTCGCGCTCCGACTCGACGGCGTAGCCCACGGGCGTCAGTGAGGTGCTGTAGAAGCCCACGATCCGGCCCTGCCACGACGACCCGTGCTTCTTTCGGACGCGGGTGCCAAACGGCATTGGACCGAAGGGGAACTCGAACATGAGCTTGTGAAGGCGGTCGATCTCGTTGGCCCCGTCGAAGCCCGCGTGAACGAATTCGGTGAGTCGGTCACCGTCGTGCATTGCCTCGGCGTCAGGGTGGGCTAGCCGCCGAAGGCGTTCAGCAATCGGGTTCACCGGTTGTCCCCCCGGAAGGTGAAAAAGTAGGGCCGCAGCCACTCGGGCGGCATCGCGTTGCACCCCCGCGACGTTCGTGCGCAGTAGATCTGCGCCGGCCACGTCGCGCCGATGTAGCTGATGCCGAGAGGGTTGAGGGCCGGGATGGCCTGCTTCATGAGCAGCGCCGAAAACAAGCCCGCGCCGAAGTACATGCCGGCGGCGAAGAGAATGAGCCGCTTCATGAGGGTTCTACCTTCACTGCGCCCACCGCGTAGCTTCGGATCGCGGCCATGATTTCCTTGATCGTGGTCCATGGAACGTTGATCTGGCGCGTGTACTCATTGCCCTCTTCGTCAATATCGGGCCACGGCACTCTGAATTCGCCGATGTATGCTGCTTTCGTCTCCGCGCTCGGCTTCAGCGCAGCTTCGAGCATCTTTACGCGTGCGGAAGCGTCTGTGAGCGCGACAAGGTATTTTGCCGACGCCTCCAGGTGTTCATCTCGCTCCGCCTCGAGCTCCTTGACCCGCGCAGCAAGGCGGTTGCGCTCGGCGACGATCGCCAGGCGCTCCTTTTCGCACGCCTTCCATCGGCTCTTTAGGTTGTCGGCGGGGATGTCGACGCCGGTCATCGCCCGCCTCCCAGCGCGTCGGCGAGGCCGTCGAGATCCGACACGATGTGGTTCGCCATGAGCGCCATCAGCTCCGGTTCTTCGCCGTTGCGCGTAAGGATCACGAGCCGCTTCCCGCGACCGGCGAACCAGCCGGCTTCGAGGTGCGCCGAGCGTCCGCAAGGGAGCAGGAGCACGCAGGTGTCCGCCCACTCCATCCCGCGAAAGTCGGTCACGTATCCTCGCGCCGCAATGGGGTGCGTCGTCAGGTTCCGGATGTACGCCTCGGCGGTCCAGTTCTTCCAGTCCGGGTCGATCTCGGACCACGCGAAGCCGGCGACGCCGTTAGGCGGGTTGCGGAAGTCGTAGACCTCATGGCCCCAAGCGCGCAGCCAGCCGACTAACTCGGGCTGCGCGGGATTGCGCCAGCTTGAGGCGAGGTAGATCCGACGGCGGTCGGTCATTGTGCACCCCTCTCTTGATCCATCGCCTGCCAGTCGCGCGCGATCTGCTCCATGCCCGCAGCCGTGATGGGTCGGGGGCGCTCGGCGCAGGCGGCGAGCACCAGGGCGGCAAGTAGGGCCAGGGCGCGGATCACTTCCTGCCCTCCTGCAGCAGCAGTCGCGCGACTTCCCACGCGGCCCGGGCCTCGGCGGGATCGACCTCCCGGCCCTCGTTCAGCGCGTTCCATATGGCGACCAGGTGCATCAGCGCCCGCCGGTGATCGGACAGATCAGCCATGAGCTTCGCGGTCTCTGTCTGGATGGCGGCGACGGCGTCGCTGACGCGGGCGGTCATGTGCGGCTCCGGCGCATGCGCTCGAGCTCGTGGGCTTCCTGCTGGGCCTGCGAGCCGGGCTTCCCCATGCTCGCCGCCGTGAAGAACTCCGCCCAGAAGACCACGAACAGCAGCACCAGGAGCCCGACGAACTGGCCGAGGGTTTCCATCTGAAGGCCCTTTCGGTCACGAGTGGAGACGGTTGCGACGGCGGATGCGCCTGGCCTTGGCGACCAGGCGCTGCCCCTCGGCTCGACCAGGGCGAGGCCGCGATGCACCGGCGCCTGGGCGGCCCGAGAGGATCGCGCGAGCGTCGTCGCTGTAGGCGCGGATCTCGCTGTCGGTGAAGCCAGCCGCGTAGAGGTGTCCGAAGCGGCAAGCGCCCTCAGGCCCCTCGGCGATCTCGCGCATGACCTCGGCCATGAGACGGATGCGGGCCCACCTGTCGGGCGCGCGGCGGGCGTATTCATTTCTCGAGTGAGAGTACATCAGGCTATCACCTGCAGCTTTGGGGTGTAGGATGTTGGTTTGCTGCTTGACGGTTGTTGGCGAGGGTGCAGCAGATAGATGAGTGGCCTGTGCGAGTCGGACCTCGCACAGGCCTCGCAACCGCCAACCGCACAACCGATTGGAGATCACGAATGGAAGGGCTCGAAGAATGGAAACCGAAGCCGACACGACCGCCGCTGCATATGGAGCGGGAGAGGGAAGAGGACCGGCGTCGCCGGGAGCAGGAAGAGAGGAAGGAGCGGGAACGGGAGCAGAAGCGCCAGGAGGACATCCGCCGCGAGACGGAGATCCGCAAGCCTCTCAACGAAGAGAAGGGGTGGGGACCACGGCCGCCGAGGAAGAACTGAAAGGTCTTATGGCGCGTGCTACGAGGTCGGTGCATTATCACGAGGCAAGATCTCGCGCACTTGACTTCCGCCGCCGCACTCTTGACTTCTTGGTCGTCGTTGGAGGTGCAGCCGCGACAGGTACTCTTTTTGCTCCTCAGGCCGGAACGAAGCTCGCCGGCGGGATCGGTTTTGCTGTTGCCGTCGTTGGTGCGCTTCAACTGGTTTTTGCATTTGGAGAGCGCGCCCAAGAGCACCGCTGGCTTCAGAAGCGCGTTGCTGAAGTACTTGCCAAGATGTACGAGCTTAGCACCCAGAAAGATTGGAACGAAAACGAGATCCCGAATCTGGTTCGCAAGCTGGGAAAGATATACGCGGACGAACCGCCCACAATGTACGCGCTCGATGCGATTTGCTATAATTCTGCGCATCTTGCACTTAACAATCCCGCCGATCCAAATGACTTGATTGCAATTCGAAAACGGGAACGTATTACGGCTCAATTCTTGCAGTGGTCGGGTAGGCAGTTCTTCACAGAGGCGGAAATCGCAAGAGCAAAGCAAGCAAAGGTGGAGGCCAAGCTGAAGGCGAATTCCTGACGTTGACCTGGGTTCACCCGTCATCGCTCGCTCCCAAGTTGTCCGATCACGTCCATCACGGCGCCGACAACCGAAAGCGGTCGGCCCTCGCTGTCGCGCGCCACGGCGCGGGTCAGCGTCTCGAGGGGGCAGCCGTGCTGCAGGGCGATGGAGACGGCGAGCGCCGCGTCCCGCACGGCCTCGCGCATGTCGGTCCCGACCTTGAGGCCGTCGACGAACACCTCGGCAGCGCGGCCGTCGTCGTAGCGACCGACGGTGACAGAAAACGACACCCCGTTGTGCATCACCTCGAAGGTGTCTGCGGCGCGGCGCGCGGGGAGGCGGGCGCGGTTCATGCCGCGCTCCGTAGGCGAGCGATGCGCTTGTCGAGGTCGACCAGGATGGCGGCGTGTGCGGGATCGGTGGGATGCTCGCCGTACAGGCGGACGAACCCTGCGCGGCTTGCCAGGCAGTACCGCAGCTCACGGTCGTCGCGGCGGCTCTCGTGCATCACCGCGTGGAGGCGGGCGAGAGCGTCTTCGAGGGGGCTTGTCTGGGGATCTGAGGATCGTTGCGAAGTGCATACAGGCATAGCGTCTCTCGCCTTTGACGAGATGACGCTAGATCGGTAAAATTACCGCGTCAATCAGAAAAACGGTAATTCTACCGCGCGCAGCTTCTATCTGCTTACTGGCGGCCGCTCAACCACCGCCGAGCTTTGGCCTCGGCTACCAGCTTCTCCGCATCGTCAAGCCGGCCGCAATCAATTCGTAGGTTCGCAGCATCGCCGGATCCTACGTCTTTATGGCCCGATGCGATGATCAGTATCCGCCATGCACAAGAGTCGATCTGATTTGCGCTAGGCCAGTTTTCACAATCCCCAGTGCGCAAGCAGAACGCCATGTTTCGTCTTGCCGTGTAGTCCCCCCTCAAAGCCTTTCGAAGCGTCGTCTTATAATCATCCTCTGCCCGAGCATCAGTCGAAACAATCAGAAGGACAATCAACATAACTGATACAGCAGACATACATTTCAACATCAGCACACCCCATCTATCGTGGCGACATGGCTACGACACGCGCTGCCCATAGTACAACTGCATCATAGATTGGTGGCTCAAACTGAGAAAGTAATGTGAACTTTCCGTTCTGCTGTCCTGCAGTTAGCTTTTTCACTAGAACGCGACCATCCTCGAGGCCGACCACGCAAAGGCTACCAATGAGTGCGGTCTCAGGTGGGTCGAAGCGCTCGCCGTAGAACACGAGCCAGCGATCGAAGAAGGCTCCGAGGCTTTCACCTCGAATCTCCAGCGCTGCCTTTACGTTTGCCACGTTCTCGGGCGCCCGAACTGTTTCGAAGGGGCCTTGTGATTCTGCAAACAGGTGCGTTTCCGCTCCAGCGCCGACATAGCCAAGCAACGGTACTACAGCAGGATTGTGTTCGGGTCCCGCGCCCTCGGAAAGCCAGCTCACGGTAGTTTCGAGAACAGGCGCAAGCGCTGCAAGCGTCTTCGTTGATACGCCGTCGCGTCCTTCTTCGACCCCTCGGCGAATGTTTCGAATCGCATCAGGCTTCCCGGCGAGCCTAGACGCAGCGGTCTCAGTGAGCTTGAGCGCGCGTAGGCGCTGCTCAATTCGGCGCAGAACATCTTCTAGCATAATCGGTATTTTCGCCGCGGGATCGATCGGGATCATCCGGTAAAACAACCGTTGACAGCTCAGGTAAAATTACCGATCGTGGCTGCGATGATCACGGTCGACACAATCCTTCGTGTAGCAGCTGCCTACGAGATCGCCGCCGGCGTCTCCGCCCAGACTGTCTCGTGGCGCGTTTTCGGCGACAGCAAGAAGCTTACGGCCCTTCGGGGTGGGGCTGATCTACACACGAGACGTGCAGCTCGCGCCTTGGCCTGGTTTCAGGAGAACTGGCCTGCGGATGCGGCTTGGCCGGATGGTGTTCAACTGGAGTCGGCGCCGAGCAACGATCTCGGATCTCCTGCGGATGCGGATGTACCGCCGCTAGTGGACCTTCCTCCGTGAGCCACTGCATGCGGCGCAACTGGCTTCCGGCCGGTTCTTACCGGCCAGAAGGGCGCCTTCCTTGGGCGTTTCCTCCCTCACTGGCCCGGGCTTCGGCCCGGGCCGCTTTCGGCAACCGCCGGGCTGCAACCCGGCTGAGGCCATGTCTGCGTAGCGTCCAACGTTCTCGTCTCCTGTGTTCGTCCGCTTCCCGTGGTCAATGAGAACCACGGGAGTGCCGGACGATGCGTACCCACGACAGGGATAAATCGACCATGAGTTCCGCCGCCACGATGCAGGACTGGGCGTCACGCCTCATCCGCCGCGAGGCCGAGAGGTCCCAGTTGGACCGCGACAGTGCTGCGCGCGCCGTCGCGCGCCGGATCGGACTCGCGCCAGGCAGCCTTTCCAACGTCGCCCGAGGGCGCGCCAAGAGGCTGACGGTCGCGATCAGCGATGCCATCCGCTCCGCGATGATCCGCGAGCTGCAGCGAGAGATCGAAAGGTTGACGCATGAGCTTCAACTGGCTCGCGCGATCGGTGATGACCCTCGCTCGGTCAAGGTGGCTGAGATTGAGGCGTGCCTTGCGCGCGCTCAGGCCCTTCTGAACGAGGGCGCCCGGTGAGCCACCCGTCTGCGCTCTGGACCGACGATCGTGTCGACATGCTGCGGCGCATGTGGGCCGCTGGCGCATCCGCGGCGCAGATCGCCGTCGCGCTGGACTGCGGCCTTTCGCGGAGCGCCGTGATCGGCAAGGCCGCGCGCTTGAAGCTCGAGCGGCGCGTGTCGGTCGTTCACCGGGCAGGCCGGCCGAAGGTGGCGCCCCCGGAGTTGACGCGCTCGGTTCGGAAGATCGAAACCAAGGTGGGGGTGGTTCTGTCCGACGCTCGGCCGCCGAAGGAACCGGCGGCCAGGTCCATTCTGCAAACCATGTCTCCCCTCCCGACGTCGTCTCCTGTCGAGCAGCCACCGGCCGGCAAGCCCGTGAAGCTGGCGCAGCTCGATGCCGCTTTCAGGAAGTGCCGCTGGATCGTGCATCGCGATCCGGCGCGCGTCGGCCGCGATCTCTACTGCGGTGCGCCGACCGTGCCTGGCCGGTCGTGGTGTGGTCATCACAACGACCTCGTCTGCGACCGCTCCAGCCTCCGCCGATCGGAGCGATCGGCCGTTCACGCGAGGGCCGCGGAATGAAGGAATTCGAGGCGAGAGTCGATCTGCTCGAGCGCGCCGTCGCCGATCTCATCGATGAGAACAGACGGCTGCGCCGCGATGTCGACGCTGCCGTCGACCAGGCGAAGCATGCCATCCGCAAGCTCGATCAGATGCGCCTTGCGCTGGACGACGTGAAGTTCGTGTCTCCGAACCGGGAGGCCAAGCCATGAGCCTGCGCCCGCTCGAGATCGAGTCCTACAAGCCGATCGAGCGGCGCTCAAGCGGCGTTCCGCCCATGCTGGAGTGGATCAAGCTCGAGCGCCTGGTGATCGACGAGACGTTTCAGCGGCAGATCAGGGAGCAGGGCAGACGGAACGTGCTGCGCATCGCCGAGAACTTCTCCTGGTCGTGCTTCACCCCCGTCATCGTCGCTCCCGTCGAGGGCGGCCTGTACTCGATCATCGATGGCCAGCATCGGGCGACGGCCGCGAAGCTCGCCGGTGCCGAGACCGTTCCCTGCCAGGTGGTCCTCATCGATCGACAGGCGCAGGCGAGCGCGTTCAAGGCCATCAACGGCAACGTCACGAAGATGTCGCCCATGCAGCTGTGGCGTGCGTCGCTCGCCGCCGGCGAAGAGCAGGCCGTCGCCCTTGCGGCCGCGGCGAAGGACGCGGACCTCGAGCTGCTGACCTATCCGGTCCCGAAGCATCTGCAGCGCCCGGGCCAGACGATGGCCGTCCAGGCGTGCATCGCTGCCTTCAACCAGTACGGTCGCGAGACTTTCGTCGCGGCGATCAGCTGCGTCACCCGGACCAGGAACAATCACCGCGGCATTCTGTCGACGGCGACGATCAAGGCCTTGTGCCAGGCGCTCGACGCCGATCACGGGATGCGTGACGATCCGAAACTGCTGGAGGCCTTCGACAAGATCGACCTGCAGGCCATGCTGTTGGCGGCATCGCGTGCCGTCGCAGAAGGGCAAGGATGGACGCTGCCTGGCAAGCTGGCCAGCCTCCTCGAGCGGAAGCTGGAACGGCTGCTGCGAGCGCCCGAAGCGCCGGAACCGCCCGCTGCTCTTGCCGGTCTACCGAAGCTGAGGCAGATCGCGGCGACCGCTCCAGCACCCGCTGCTCGTCCTGTTTTGCCACCCGAGTCGGCGGATCCGCTCGCCAGCGCCGTCATTCGCCTGAAGCGCAACGGCGTGCTTCCGATGAACATCGCCCAGAAGCTCAACGTCCCCGTGGAGGACGTGCGGGCGATCCTGCGCAAGCGGGGACTGATCGGATGACCATCGCCACGCGCGGATCGACGGCCGTGATGGCGCGTCGAGTCGAACCACCGACTTCGCTGGATTTCTTCCCGACGCCGCCCTGGGCGACCCGCGCGCTGACCAACTGGCTTGCCGACCAATGCTGGCCCATTGGCCTCGCGTCGGCCTGGGAGCCCGCGTGCGGGCAGGGTGACATGGCGCGCGCGCTGGCCGAGGCCTTCCGGGAGGTCCATGCGTCGGACGTGCACGACTACGGAGCCGGTGAGGTTGCCGACTTCCTTTGGCCGACCGATCGCCGCGCGGACTGGGTGATCACCAACCCTCCATTCAGGCTCGCCGACCAGTTCATCAGCAAGGCGATCTCCGTCGCGCACGAGGGCGTTGCGATGCTGGTGCGGACGTCCTTTCTCGAGGGAGCCGGCCGCTACCACGAGTTGTTCAAGGCGACGCCGCCGACGGACATCCTCCAGTTCGTCGAGCGGGTGCCGATGTACCGCGGCCGGCTCGTGCAGGATGGAACGACAGCGACCGCCTATTGCTGGCTGGTCTGGATCCTCTCTCCGGCTGTGCCGCGTACTGCTGATGTCCGGTTTCACTGGATCCCGCCTTGCCGGCGCCGCCTGGAGCGGCCCGGCGACTACGGGCTGCGCCCGTGACAGCGCCCCAGCCGGCCGCACCGGTCACCTATGAGGAGATGCTCTCGCTGGTGCGCGCGCGCCGTCGTGCGCGCCTCATCATGCGACGCGAGCTCCAGCGCAACGGAGGCCTCGCCGACGGCCTGTACGATCGCGAGCAGATCGTCTGGGCTCGCCTCGAGACGTTCATCGCGAAGTGCCTGGTGCGGCGCGCCGAGGTGTCCGGCCTGGTCAACGGCGTGGCCGTGCGCGCGATCAACGACGAGACCGACGAGGCATGATCAACGTCGGCGGCCTCTCTCACTTCTGCTCCATCCACTCACGCAGTGCCGCGTTGATGCGCGATTGCCAGCCTGGGCCATCGGCCTTGAAGCGGGCGACGATGTCGGGATCCAGCCGGATCGTGAGACGCTCCTTGTGGGTCTCGGCCGGCGGCCGGCCGCGCCGGACCGGTGCGGCGTCCATCTTCTCCCGCCAGGGCGATTCGGACAGGTCCGGGGCGTCGTCCGGATCAATCCAGTCGGGGGGCGTAACGGGCAATCTCGCGGTCATTGGCTTTCCTAATGCTGATGATGCGGGTCGATCCCGCGCGGGGCGTCCACACGATGACGACCATCCGACCCACGAGGCGGCCCACCGTGATGTAGCGCAGCTCGCCGTAGGCGCGGCGATCGTCCGCGATGGTGACGTGAGCGCCGGCGAACACCTCTCCCGCCTTCGCCATGTCGAGCCCGCGGGTGTCCAGGGTGGCTTGGCGCTTGGCGGGATCGAAGGTGATCGTCATGTGTTTTTTGTAGCGACAATAAATCGGCTCGTCAACATTATTGTCGGTACGAAAATAGGGTCGCGGCAATGACGCACGCCGACCTCGACGCCCTCAAGGCTGCCAATCCGACCGCTGAGGTGGCCGCGCGCTACGTGCGCCTGCGGCGTGCCGGGCAAACCCTGATCGGTCCATGCCCGATCTGCGGCGGTTCGACCCGAAACGGCCGCTTCGAAGTCAGGCCCGACACCGGCAGCTGGATGTGCGCCGTGTGCCAGGACGGTGGCGACGTGATCACGCTGGTGCAGAAGGTCGAGGGCGTCGACTTTCGAACGGCCGTCGAGCGGCTCGGTGGAACGGAGCCGGAAAGCGAAGAGAGCCGCCGTCGACGGGAGGCCGTGCACGCCCGGCGTCGGCAGGACCAGGAGGCCGCGTCGGCGCGCTGGCGCGAAGATGAGCGCCGGCGCGTCCACAAGCTGTGGCTGGAGGGCAGACCGATCGCCGGCACGGCCGTCGAGGCCTACCTCGCCGCTCGTCGACTCACGGTTCCGGCCGGCGCTCACCTCAGGGCGCTTGCCGATGTCCCTCTCTTCGGCGAGCGGACGGGCGACGGCCCACCTCCGGTGCTGCACTGCGGGCCGGCCATGCTGGCTGCGATCACCGGCCCGGATCGGCGATTTGCGGCGCTCCACACGACGTGGGTGGATCCTGGTCGACCGGGCCGCAAGATCGAAGTCGCCAATCCGACGACGGGCGAGCTTGAGCCGGCGAAGAAGGTGCGTGGATCGAAGAAGGGCGGGCACATCGCGCTGGTGCGGCATCCCGCGCCGACCCGCCTGTTCATCGGCGAGGGGATCGAGACCGTTCTCTCGGTGTGGTGCGCATTGGTGCAACTCGGGTCGCCGCTGCTCGAAGGTGCGGCGTTCTGGACCTCGGTCGACCTTGGCAATCTCGGCGGCCCTGCTGCGGCGACGATCGCGCATCCCGTCCTGAAAACGCCTGCGGGCCGACCGCGCAGGATCCCCGGGAGCGAGCCGGATTTCGGGGGCCCGGCCATCGTGCCGCCCGACAGCGTGAGGAACATCATCATTCTCGGAGACGGCGATAGTGAGCCGGTCCTGACCAGGACCACGGCGGAGCGTGCGGCATGCCGCTGGTCGCAGAAAGGCCGGACGGTGAGCCTCGCTATGGCGCCGCCTGGCAAGGACTTCAACGACATCTGGCGGGGCGTCGAATGACCGCTGCCGATGATCGTCCCGATCCCGCCGACCAGGTTGCAGGCATCGTGTCAACGCCCGAGGCGCTGCCCGGCCGAGCTGCGCCGGCTGACACTGATCCTGAAGCTGGCGCCGATGACCCGCCCGATTCCACTGTCGTCCGGCGCGAGGCTGACGCCATGGGCTTCGACATGGGGGCCATGAACCAGAAGTTCGCGTTCGTCCTGCTCGGCTCGAAGGCAGTCGTCTACATGGAGCAGCCGCTGGCGCCGGTCGACGACCAGCAGCGAATTCTGACACTCGAGGCTTTCCACGCCTGGCATGCGAACCGCTTCACGGAGATCCCGGACCCGCAGACCGGCAAGTTCAAGGTGACGACCTGGTCGCACCGCTGGATGAAAAGTCGGCAGCGCAGATCCTATGAGGGGGTCGAGTTCTATCCCGATCCCGGCAACGGAACCTGCACGCCCGGCTACTTGAACCTCTGGCAGGGTTTTTCGGTCACGCCGTCGCGAGAGCGGGGTAGCTACGCGATCTTCAAGGATCACCTGCTGAACAACGTTGCCGGCGGGCGCATGGACCGCTTCCTGTGGCTGTGGGCGTTCTTCGCTCACATGGTCCAGCTGCCGCGCGAACGGCTCGGCGTCGCGCTCGTCATGCGGGGCCAGATGGGCTCCGGGAAGAGCAAGGTCGGCGAGGTCTTCGGCTCGTTGATCCATCGCCACTACTTCCTCGTGGACGATCCACGATACGTGACCGGCCAGTTCAACGCGCACATGGCGACCTGCCTTCTCCTCCAGGCCGACGAAGCCGTCTGGGCGGGCGACAAGGCCGCCGAGGGTCGCCTCAAGGGGCTCATCACGTCGCCGATCCAGCAGATCGAGGCGAAGGGCGTGGATCCGATCCGGCTCCGCAACTACGTCCGGCTGATCATGACGTCGAACGAAGATTGGGTGGTGCCGGCGGGCAAGGATGAGCGGCGATTCTGCGTCCTGGATGTCGACCCGCGTTGCGCCCAGCAGCACGACTACTTCCGGGAGATGGACGAGCAGCTCGACAACGGCGGCCGGGAGGCGCTGCTCGCGGATCTGCTCGCCTTCGACCTGTCGACCGTGAACCTGCGACAGATCCCGCGAACGGAGGCGTTGCTCGAGCAAAAAATCAGGTCGCTCGACTCGGTCGAGATCTGGTGGTTCGAGCGGCTGCGCGCCGGAGCGCCCACCCGAGCGCGGGACGATTGGGCGAAGACGGTCGCAAGGGCTGAGCTGATCGACGACTACATCGACCAGTCGGACCGCATCGGGGTGAAGCGCAAGGCGGCCGAGACCGAAGTCGGGATGAAGCTCTCCCGCCTTGTGCCGGCTCTCGGCGAGACCCGGATCGTCGTCGAGCGACGGGACAAGGACGGCAACATCATCGCCAAGAGGAGCTGGTGCTGGGTCTTTCCCGGCCTGGCGGAGTGTCGCGCGGCCTTCGAGGCCGCCGTCCAGCAGCCGGTGATGTGGCCCGCCGAACCCGTCGAGAGAGAGGGGAATTCGCCCGATGATGACGTGCTTTAGGCCCCGAGTCCAACCTAGGTTGGACCGACCGCCAGAGGTTGGACGACGTAAGTCGTTGAAATCATTGGTCGCGTCCAACCTGTCCAACCTGTCCAACCTTTTCGGCCTCACGGGTGCACGCACGCGCGCGACCGTGAGGGGGTGAAGGGGTGGGGTGGCCGCCCGGCCCCTCTCTCACGGGGCAAGGGCGGTTTTCCTGCAACTTGCAAAAAAGGTTGGACAGGTTGGACAGGTTGGACCTGATCAATGAAATCAAAGAGTTACAACGTCCAACCTTCTCGATTTCAAGACAAAGAGGTTGGACGAGGTTGGACCGGACTTCAGAGGCCTAGAAGGGGTGCGGAGAATGGATGCCGGCAAGATCAGGTGGCACGTGCTGACGGTTGAGGGCGGGCGCGAGCTCGCGGTGGCCGAGGACCTGCTGAAACGCGGGCACGACGCCTATGCGCCGATGGAGACGATCTGGGTGGCGCCGCGCAAGCCGGGGCTCCGGCCCCTGTTTCCGGGTTACGTCTTCGCGGCCGTCGACCCCGATGCCGCAGAGCGGCAGGCCGCGGCGCGTCGGCAGGGCGAGGCTTTCGCCTGGCGCGAGCGGCTGCTGTCGGCGATGGCCTCGATCGAGGCGCGGCCCGGTGTCGTCGGTTTCGTACGGTTCGGGTCGGACGTTGCGACGGTGCCGGCCGACGTGGTCGAGACGCTGCGGGCAGCTGAAACGCGCTGCGCTTTCGATCGTACTCAGCGCACCTATCGCCGCGCCTCGCGCTTCGCTCCAGGGCAGGCAGTACGCTTCGCAAATGGGCCGTGGTGCGGGCTCACCGCCGTCGTCGAGCGCGCGGCCGGTGAGCGCGTTCGGCTGCTGCTGGAGATCCTGGGCCGGGCGTCACGGATCGAGGCTGCGGCCTCGGTGCTGGAGCCGGCCTAAATCGCGCTTGCGTCCGATCCGGCGATTCGCATATCGTCCCCGCCGGGCGACCCGCTTACTGAAGAATGGCGCTTCCTCGGGAAACCGAGCACCCGCCGGGCGGATCCAGCCGACGCATCAGTCCCGAAAGGGCAGCGGCTCGGTACTCTACGGCGGCTCGTGGCCGCCGTTTTCGTTCAACCTCAGCTCATCTTTCCCCAGGCGGCCTCGCGATGTGCCAGTGCTCGCAGCGTCGCGCCGCGATCGCCAACGCCGGACACGCCGTGCTGGCAGGTGACCGGGCGCAGCTCGTCGCCGCGACTGCGTTCGTCGTCCGCAGCATGGCGCAGGATGCCGGGAAGGCAGCGGCCAGGGCGCGCCTGGCGATGGGTATCTCGCGGTGATCCGCATCAAGATCGACGATCGCCAGCTGCGCGACCTGGCAAAGCGCCTGGACCGCGCTCGGTCCGGTTGGCCCGAGGCGATCCGCCAAGGCCTCAACCAGGGCGGCGACAAGGTCCGTACCGAGGTGCGACGCACGCTCCAGGCGCGGATGGGCACGAAGAAGTACGGGATCGTCGTTGCTGGCACGCGGAGCATCGCCGCGACGGGAGGCGCTCTCGGAGGAGCGCTCTCCTACCAGATCATCGGTAGCCCGAAGCCGATCGAGATCGAAGAGTTCCGCGTCCAGTCCCGCGGTGCCAAACGCTTCGGCGACTGGCGCGACCAGTCGCGCGTCGGTGGTCGCTTCGGCGCCATCAAGTCGAAGGCGCTGGTCGTCGCCGCGCCTTGGGCCGCCAGCAGGGCGTTCAAGCGCTCGTTCGATCTTGTAGGCAAGGGGCTGGTGGCGATCCGTCCTGCTGAAGCGGGCAAAGGCAGGGGAGCGCAACGCATCCTGTACGGGCCGAGCGTGGCCAGCGAGATGAGGAGCGACGGGGTGGCCCGCCTTTTCGCTCGCGCGGCGGCCCAGCACGTGCCGCCCGCCATTCTCAGGCGCCTCGGCCGCACGCTCGGCGCTCGCTGACGGCAGGGCGAGGGGGTGGGGCCTCGGGTCCTTCCCTGGGAGGCCCCTACCGACCCGCCGCGGCAGTCCGGAAAAACGGTAGCGAGTCCTTGGAAAATCGGGGTTGATCGTGTTGACGGACGCGACCGGAGCGGTTGACGCCCGGCCGGTGGGGTTGATGCTCAGCATCGCCGACATCGCCCGCCGCAAGGGCGTCTCGAAACAGGCGATCAGCAAGCGCGTCGCGCGGCTCGAGCAGCTCGGGCAGATCGCGACGCACAAGGGACCGCGTGGCACCGTCCTGGTGAGCCTCGCCGAGTACGACCGCGCTGTCGGTGAGACGAGCGAGCTCGCCCACGTCCAGGCGCCGCAGCCGAAGGTCACTGCGGTTGCCGATGCCGAGCACTCCTACACCCGGGAGCAGGCTCGCGAGAAAGCCTACGCGGCCGACCTCAAGAAGCTCGACCTGGATGAGAGGCTCGGCAAGCTCGTGCCGATCGAACATGTGCAGCAAGCTGCGGTGCGGCTCGCCGAGACGCTGGTGCGCCTCCTCGATCAGTTGCCGACCCGGTCCGACGACATCGCGGCCGCGGTCGGGAAGGAAGGATCGCCTGGCGCCCGGCGCGTGCTGAAGGAGATCGGGCGCGATGCCCGCGAGACGATGGCTCGCGAGCTCGAGCGCCTGGCCGAGACCGCCCAGGCCGAACACCAGCGCGGTGCCCAGGAGGACGAGTGAGCCTCCACTTCAGACACAGTGCCACGGCAGTCGCAGCGCGCGCCGCCGCGGCCGTGCTGCGGGTTCCGCCTCCGCTCCCCCCGTCCAAGTGGGCGGCGGCCAACCTGGTGGTCCCGGATGGGCCGCGCAACGGTGAGCCGTGGTCGGCCGACCTGACGCCGTACGTCGTCGAGCCACTCGACATGTTCGGCCCGGACTCGCCGGTCAACGAGATCGCGTTCCGCAAGAGCGCCCAGACTGGCTTTACGACCCTCGCCATCGCGGCGATAGGCCATTCGATCGACCGTGATCCCTGTCGGATGATGATCATCCAGCCCACCGACGCGGCGCTGGCGGACTTCAACCGGGACAAGCTGCAGCCGGCGATCGAGCAGTCGAAGACCCTTCGGGCGAAGGTCGCGGCCCAGACGAGCCGGTCCGCGACAGGCTCCACGACCTACTCGAAGCGCTACCCCGGCGGGGCGCTGACGCTGGCGATCGCGACCTCGGCCGCCGACCTGAGGTCGAAGACGATCAAGAAGTTGATCCGCGACGAGATCGACCAGTATCCCGACGACCTCGACGGGCAGGGCGATCCGCTCGAGATCAGCGACGGCCGCTTGATGAGCTTCCTGGCTTCGGGCGACTGGAAGAAGCTCGACATCTCGACGCCGACGATCAAGGGCGCCAGCAAGATCGACGCCCGGTTCGAAGCCGGAGACCAGCGCTTCTGGCACGTGCCGTGCCCACACTGTCGCCAGCCCGACGGCGCGCCTTCGGAGTTCGTGTTCGAGTGGGGAGAAAACTTCCGCTACGCGCGGACCTATCCGCACGGGGCGCACTACGTGGCGCCGTGCTGCGGCTCGATCATCGAGGCCCACGAGAAGAACGGCCTGGTGCGCCGCGGGCGGTGGATCGCCACCAGGCCGGAGCCCGGCCGGTTCCCGAGCTACCACTTCGACGCGCTGTCCTCGCCGTTCGTGCCCTGGGACGAAATCGCGAAGGCCTTCGTCTCCGCCGGCGACGACCCGGCGAAGCTGAAGACCTTCTGGAACCTCTGGCTCGGCCTGCCCTACGAGATGAAGGGCGACGCGCCGGACCACGAGCTGCTCTACGCGCGCCGCGAGGACTATCCCCGCGGCATCGTCCCGCCGGGTGGCATCATCCTCGTTGGCGCTGCCGACGTGCAGATGCGCGGCATCTGGTGGGAGATCACCGCCTACGGCCCTCGCCGCGAAAGCTGGACAGTCGACGCGGGCTACATCGACGGGGACACATCGACGCACGACGGCGAGGCCTTCGTGAAGTTGCGCGAGCAGGTGCTCGACGGGCCCTGGCGGGACGCCTGGGACCGACCCCGCTCGCTCGACGCATTCGGGATCGACACGGGCTTCCGGACCCACGCGGTCTACGCCTGGGTGCGGGCGTCCCAGCGGCTCAACCGGGTCGGCCGGGACGTCGTCCTGGCGCTGAAGGGCGACGACGGTTGGGGCAAGCCTCCGCTGTCGCTGCCGACGCTCGTCGACATCGACATGGGCGGCCGCAAGGTCAAGAAGGGCGTCCGGTTGTGGCGCGTCGGGACCTGGCCGCTGAAGGGGTCGCTCTACGAGGACCTCCATCGGGTTCGCGGGGCGGAAGGGGTGCCGGAAGGCTACTGCCACTTCGGGAGCTGGCAGGACATGAGCTACTTCCGCCAGCTCACGGCGGAGTATCTCACCGACGAGACCATCCGCGGCCGGCGCGTCCGGACGTGGAAGCTGCGAGCGAGCGAGCGCGACAACCACCTGCTCGACTGCCGGGTCTACATCCTGGCGCTGCTCGAGCATCTCGGTCTCGCCCGCATGACGACCAACGACTGGGCGCAGCTCGCCGCTGAGCGGGGCGTCCCGACCGACACCGTGCCACCCCTGCTTGAAGCCGCTTCTGCGCCGGCGGCCGGCTTTCGCCAGTCTCCACCGGCTGCCCCGGCCGAAGCCTCGCCGGTTGCGCTCCCCTCGACGCAACCGGCGGCGGCCCGGGCTCAGCGGGGGCCCTGGTTCAGTGACCGTCCGCGTGGGTGGTTCAAGCGCTAATCCAATCTGGAGCCAATGCCGTGGCCTGGACACAGACCGATCTCGATGCCCTTCGGGCGGCAAAGGCTACCGGCGCGCTCGAGGTCCGGTACGCTGATGGCCGGCTTGTTCGCTACCGGACGCTCGCCGAGATCGACCGCATTCTGGCGGACATCGAGCGCGCGCTGAGCGGGGGCGGGTCGCTTTCGTCGCGCCGCTCCGTCGTGCGCCACGTGTCGGGCCTCTCCTGATGCATCGCCCGAGCCTGCTCGATCGAGCCATCTCGGCAGTATCGCCCGAGGCCGGGCTGCGCCGGATGAAAGCGCGCCTGAGGGCCACAGCGGCCGTCCAGGAGTTCACTGCGCTCTACGACGGCGCGGCTAGGACCCACAGGACGTCCGGCAGGCGTGTTCAGTCGACGAGCGCGGACAGGGAGACCGCTGGCGCTCTGCGTCGCCTCCGTGACGTGTCGCGCGACATGGTGCGGAACAACCCCTACGCGGCGCGTGCCGTTCAGGTCTACACGTCGAACATCGTAGGCGCCGGGATCATTCCGATTGTCCAGACGATCGACCTGGACCTCAAAAGCCGAGTTCAGGACTTGGTGAAGAGGCACCTTGAGACGACAGCAATCGACGCCGACGGCCGCCACAACATCTACGGACTGCAATCGTTGGTGATGCGAACCGTCGCCGAGTCTGGCGAGGCGATCGTCCACCGCATCGCAACCCCGGCGGACCGAAAACTTGCCGTCCCGTTTCAGATCCGAGTGCTCGAGCCCGACTACCTCGACAGCTCGAAAGACCAGATGCTGTCGGCTGGCCGCATCAGCCAGGGAGTTGAGTACGACGCGTCCGGTCGACGGGTGGCTTACCACATGTTCAATGCGCATCCAGGCGATACCGTCTCGGTGCTGCGCGACGTCTCTCGTCGGATACCTGCGTCTGACATCGCTCATGTCTACCGGCAGGATCGCCCCGGCCAGACGAGGGGTGTGCCGTGGCTCAGCCCCGTCCTGATGCCTATCTGGGATCTTGGCGAGTACGAAGACGCCGAGCTCGTCAGGCAGCGTGTCGCCGCATGCTTCTCCGCGTTCGTTCTCGGAGAGGATCAGGCCACTTCGATTGCCGACGGTTCGTCAGGATCGAAGTCGCTGGCGGGAAACCCGCTCGACACGCTCGAGCCCGGAACCATCCAGTCCCTGCCGGTCGGCACGGACATCAAGTTCTCCACTCCGCCTGCGACTGCTGGCTATCCCGAGTATCTGCGATCGAAGCAGAGGAGCATTTCGATCGGCCTCAACATTCCATACGAGGCGCTGACGGGTGACCTGACGCGCACGAACTTCTCGTCTGGTCGAATGGGATGGCTGGAGTTTGCCCGGGCCATCGATCAGTGGCGATGGCACATGCTCATCCCGCAGATGTGCGACCGGGTCTGCGACTGGTTTCGGGAAGCCGCCCTTCCTGCCCTCAACGGGGCCAACCAGTACCGCTTCGACCATACGCCGCCTCGGCGGGAAATGATTGATCCGACGAAGGAAATCCCGGCCGCGCGAGACGCGATCCGATCGGGCCTGTCCAGCCGATCCGAAGAGGTCCGGAAGCTTGGCTACGACCCCGAGGTCGTGGAGCAAGAGCAGGCCGAAGAGAACCGCCGGGCTGATGCCCTGCATCTGAAGTTCGACTCTGACGGCCGGGCGCCACCGACGCTCCCGCTGGGCGGGCAGCCACAGGATCAGATTGATGGAAACGAAGTCGCTTCTGAATAACGGCGAGATCCTGCTGTACGGCAACGTCGGCGAGACCTGGTTCGGGGAAGGGTTTACACCCGAGCAGGTCGCCGCTGCGCTCGCCGAGCTCGGTCCGGGGCCTGTCACCGTTCGGATCAATTCGGGCGGCGGCGGTGCCTTCGATGGGGTCGCAATCTATTCGCTGCTGAAGGCCCACGCAGGCGATGTGACGATCGCGATCGACGGAATTGCGGCTTCCGCGGCATCGCTGATTGCCATGTCTGGCGATCAGATCGGCATGCGCCGCGGCGCCATGATGATGATTCACGACGCGGCCGGGGTGACCTTCGGGGACGCGTCCGCGCACGAGAAATCCGCCGAGACCCTGAACAAGCTCTCGGAGCAGTACGCCGGGGTCTATGCCGTTCGAAGCGGAAAGGACCAGGCTGCTGTCCGGGCGCTGATGCGCGCCGAGACATGGCTTTCAGCTGACGAGGCGGTCGACGAAGGGTTCGCGACCAACGTCCTCGATGATGCCGCGGCTGCGGTCGCGCGCTTCGACTACTCCCTCTACGCCCGTGCTCCCGTCGACCTGCCTCGGGTTCACGCGGCGAGTCTTCCCACAGCGGCCGCGGCCGCGATCTATAAGGAGCAGCCCATGGCTGGCGAGCAGCAGACCCCGGCAGCCGGGGCCCTCACTTCCGTTGCGTCCGACATCGACCCGGCAGCTGTGACCGGCGCGAAGGCGTGGGCGGTGACCGCGTACACGATCGCAGAGAAGGCGGGGCTCGACCTGCGCGCGACCAACGCCCTGGTCCAGGATGCGGCGAGCCTCGATGCCTTCAAGGACAAGGTGATTGATGCGATCGCGGCTCGACAGGGCGAAAAGCCGGACGCGAACGGCGCGCGGGCGGTGGTCACCGCCGACGGCCGGGACAAGTATGTCGCCGGCGTCACTCAGGCCATTCTCGCGCAGGGCGCCATTGTTGCCCGCGACGGCGGCAACGAGTTCAACGGCATGAAGCCGATGGATATCGTCCGCGACGTGCTCGCGCGCAACGGCATCAAGTCCCATCGTGGCGTGCCGATCGGGCGCGATCCGATGAAGATGGTGGCGGCCGCGATCACCCACTCGTCGTCCGACTTTCCCCTGATCACGGCCAACGTCGCTGAGAAGGCGATGCTGAAGGGGTACGAGGAGACCGAAGAGACCTTCGGCCTCTGGACCTCCGTGGGCAGCCTGTCTGACTTCAAGCAGGCGCGGCGCGTCGACCTGAACGCCATGCCGTCTCTGCCCAAGCTGACCGAGGCCGGCGAGTATCAGTACCTGACGACCGGCGAACGGGGCGAGATCGTCTCTCTGGTCACGGCCGGCGGCATGGTCACGGTCTCGCGCCAGTTGATCATCAACGATGACCTGGGAGCGTTCGTCGTAATACCTCGCCGGCTCGGCCGTGCGGCCCGCCGCACCATCGGCAACGATGTCTACGGCGTTCTGAACAGCAACCCGGTGATGGGCGACGGGGTGGCCCTGTTCCACACGGCCACGCACAAGAATCTCGCGACTGGGGGCGGCTCGGCGCTGTCGGCAACTTCGCTGCAGACCGGCGACCTGGCGATGGGCACGCAGAAGGATCGCTCGCAGGCGGACGTGAATCTGGGCATTCGGCCGAAGTACCTGATCGTGCCGCGCGCCCTCAAGTACACGGCGCGCCAGATCGTCCTTTCCTCGGCGGCTCTCGGCCAGGCGAACCCGGCCGTGATCAACCCCGTCCAGAACGCCGTCAACGAGATCATCGACGAGGCTCGTCTCGACACGGCATCGGCAACCGCCTGGTACTTGGCGGCTGATCAGGCCGCGACCGACACCGTCGAGGTCCAGTACCTGAACGGCGTCACCGAGCCGCTGCTGGAGCAGGCCGAAGAGTTCGATGTCGATGGCATGAAGTTCAAGGTTCGCATCGACTACGGCGTCAAGGCTCTGGCTTGGGAAGGCCTCTACAAGGCCGCAGGCGCCTGATCGCACGAACCGTGTCCGAATGAGAAGGGGTCGACGGGTGTCGACCCCCATCGTCACCAATTCGTTCTGGAGATGACAGATGAAGAACTTCCTGCAGCCTGGCGACGCGCTCGATCTGACCGTGCCCGCCGGCGGCGTCACGTCCGGTCTCGGCTACCTGATCGGCGCGATGTTCTGCATTGCCGTTGGCAATGGCGCCGCCGGCGATCGCCTCGCGTTCCGCGTTGCCGGCTGCTTCCTGCTGCCGAAGGCCACCGGCCAGGCCTGGACCGAGGGCGCGAAGCTCTACTGGGACAACGCGGCGAAGAACGTCACGACGACTTCGGCCGGCAACACCTTCATCGGCAACGCGATCGCGGCCGCACTTTCCGGAGACACCACCGGGCGCGTTCGCCTCGCCGGGCCGATGCCGTAGCGCAGCAGGCGCCGGCGGCCACCATCCGCCGGCGGACGCTCGGGAGGGCCGCATGAGCACGCTCTTCAACACGCTCGATGCGGCCGCCCAGCGCGTGCACGACACCGTCTTCGGTGACCTCTGGCGGTTCACGCCGCAGGCCCAGTCGGCCAACGTGAACGGCCGCCTGCAGCCAGACCCGACGCGGCCCATGCGCGAGCTCGTTGCAATCTTCACGACAGAGGACCGCGAGCAGAATCGGCCGACGGCCTGGGACGAACGGACCGACAACCGGCCCGGCGCGACCCAGCGCCTGTTCAAACTGGAAGTCGGGGCCCCGGCCCGGCTCGACGTGAAGAAGGGCGACCTCGCCACCCGCATCGCGAGCGGCGAGACGTTCCTCGTGCACCAGGCGGAGCCGGACGACACCGGCCGGCTGCACCTCCTGCTGAACAAGGTCTGACATGTTCGCGCGCATGGCCGTCAGGATCGCCGCCATCGAGGCGCTGCGCCCGTGGGCGCGGCTCGCCACGAAGGGGCCCTGGCCCACTCCGGCAGGTTCCCTGGTCTTCGACAGCCGCCTGATGCCGATCGACGCCATCAAGGACATCGAAGGCCGGCCCGCGCTCTTCGTCTACACCGAGCAGGACGAGCAGACCCCGTATGGTTCCGCGCAGTCCATCCGCCCGTCCGGCGACGTTTCGGTCTTCCTGGTGATCGAGTGCGCCGTCGCCGGCCAGGCGGCGTTCACGTTCGACGATGCTGCTGGAGGGACGAAGTCGATCGGCTCGGCTGGAACCGTCGTCGCGGACGGCGAGCTCGAGGCCATGGTCGACTTCCTCGAGGCCACCGTGCGGCGCCGCCTCTCCGGCGTCGACACGGACGCGGGCATGAAGGCCTGGGGCTGCGCCTGCATGGCGATCGAGGCAATCGAGAGCGTGCCGCAGCGCGATGCCGAAGGCGGCCTCCGCCTCGCGCTTCGCACCGTTCGCTTCAAGATCAAGACGAAGGCGGACGCCTGGCCGACCACCGTCAGGACCGGCGTCGACCGGCTGCCCGAGCCGCTGGCATGCGTGGCAAAGGCGCTGGCCGGAAGCGAGGAGGCCGCCTTCCTCGAGGACCTCGCGGCAGCCGTCGCCGATCCGTCGCGGATCCCGCTCGAGAGGATCGACCTTTTCGTCGGGATGGACCGCGTCCCGACCACCGAAGCGGCTGGCCACGACGCCCGCGGCGCCGTCGACACCGATTGAGGCTTCCCCATGCGCATGATCTTCGCCCGCCTGGCCGACCCGACGCACGTCCTCCCGATCGAGAACGCGCAGGTGTTCCCCGCGGAGGGGCGGCACGTGAATGCCGACGACCCGTTCTACTTCTTCCTGCTGCGGGACGGCTCGCTGGTCGAGGCGTCCGAGCCCGAGCCTGAACCGGCCGCCAAGCCGGCGCCGAAGTCCAAGCCGTGATCCCCATCAACCGACGCCGGAGCTGACCGATGTCCGTCGCCTTCAACACCATTCCCGGGTCGGGCCTGACCGCGCCCTTCTTCGGCTTCGAGGTCAACAGCGGCGGGCAGTACGATCCGTCGAGCCGCGCCGTGCTGATCGGGCACAAGACCGCCGCCGGCACGATGGCGGAGAACACGCCGATCCTTTGCACGACCCTTGCTGAGGCCGACGCCCTGGCCGGTCCTGGCTCGATGCTCCGCGAGATGTTCCGCGCGTTCAACGCCATGGCGCCTACGCAGGAGACGTGGATCATGGCGGTCGCGGCCGCCGGTGTTGCACCGACCTTCACGATGACGCTGGCCTCGATGCCCGCCGCCGGCGGCGTCGGCTTCGTCGACATCATGGGCGAGCGCATCCAGGTCACGATCAACCCCGGCGACACGCCGACGATCGTCGCGACAGCGCTCGCTGCCGCGATCAACGCCTACTTCAACGAGCTCACGGGGGCGATGCTCCCGGTGACGGCCGCCTCGGCCGCCGCGGTCGTGACGCTGACGTCCCGGCATGCCGGCGCGATCATGGCGGAGATCGACGTCTACAACCCTGTGGAGGTGGCTTCGAACGCCTTCGCCGTCTCGGGGCGCCTCACGATTGCCAACGGCACCGCGGCGTCCGGCACCCCGACGCTCACGACCGCCCTGGCTGCACTGGCCGATGACAACTTCGATACGATCGTCTCGCCGTTCTCCGACGCGACCAACCTGACGGCGTACGCCTCCCTCCTGAACGACGCCAACGGTCGCTGGTCGTGGCTGCGTCAGAGCTACGGCCACGTCTGGACGGGCCAGACGGGCTCGACGTCCGCGCTGACCACGCTGGGGCAGGGGCTCAACGATCGGCACCTCACGATCATCGGCAGAATCACCGGCTCTCCGCACCCGGTGTGGCTTTGGGTCGCGGACCGGGTGGGCATCGAGGTGGGCTGGCTCCACGACGCCGTGACCGGGAACGTATCCCGCAACCAGTCCGGGCGTGTCGGCAACATCCGCCCGCCGCGCGACCGCACCACCTGGCCGATCTACAACGCCCGCAACTCGCTCAACCGAAACGGCATCTCGACCTGGGTGGTGTCCAACGACGGCCGTGTCGCCGTCGACAAGTCTGTCACCACGTACCGTCTCAATACCTCGGCCCAGCCTGATGCGGTTTTCCGCGATGTGCAGCGGCTCTACCAGCTGATGCACGCACTGCGGTACTTCCGCAGCGCGCTCGCCTTCGACCACGGCAACAAGAGCCTCGCCGACAGCAACCCGGCGGGCCTGCAGGCGATGACGACGGTCCGCGACATCAAGGCCACCCTGATCGGCGCCTACGGCGACCTGGTCGCCCGCGGGATCCTCGAGGACCAGCTCGGCTTCGCCCAGCGGGTCGTCGTGGAGCGGGACACGGTGAACACCAACCGGGTCAACGCGCTGCTGCCGATCGACGCCGTCAACGCGCTCGACATCTTCGCGGCCAACGCGACGATCTACAGCCAGTATCGCGCGGCCTGACGCCCGGGGCGGCATCGCCCCGGACCTCCGCACCCATCCCCACAGCTGAAGGAGCGCTCCGATGGATTTCGGTGGCGAGATGAAGTTCAACGTCTCCGGACGGCCCATCACCGTGCGCGGCAACGTCCGAACGATGCCGTCGAACATGTCGTCGGAGGGGATCGTCAACCAGGACAACACCACGTCCCGGTCGTTCCGCCCGATGGGCTATCGGGCCGAGCTGACCTTCGAGAACGGCGACGGCATCGACTGGGACGCGCTGATCAAGGCCGCCCCCCAGCGTTTCTCGCTCATCCAGGATCGCACCGGCTTCGTGCACGTCTGGATCAGCGCCAAGTTCATGGGCGACGCACAGATCGACGAGATCACCGGTGAGGTCACAGGCCTGACGATCCTCGCCGACGGCTACCAGAAGGCGACCGCCTGATGTCGTCGGTGCAGGTGGATCTCGAGGAACCGATCAAGGGCCACGACGGCGAGATCCGCAGCCTCACCGTCCGCGCGCCGACGGGCGGGGAGTACCTCGCCCATGGTGACCCCGAGGAGTACGCCCAGGCCGGTGGCGGCGTGTTCGTGCGCAGCGTGAACCGGATGGCCGTCCGGGCCTATGCCTCGGTCCTCACGGGACTGTCGGATGGCGAGGTCGGCAAGATGTCGCTCCTCGACATGATGGCGCTCGAGGACGCGATCGTGGGTTTTTTCCGGGCGGCACGGGAGCGCAGAAGGGCCTCTGGCGCCGCCTGATCGCGGACCTCGTCTTCGAGCTCAAGATCCCGTCCGCAGACGTCTCCGGAATGACCTTCGCCGAATGCTGCCGGTGGGCCGTGCTGGCCAATGAGCACGCGGCACGCAAGCGCCGGCGCAACCCCTGACGGATCCAGCCATGTCCAGCTCCAGCATGGAAGCCCGCCTGGTCATCTCGGCGACCGACGCAACCGGCCCGGCGCTGGCTGCGATCACGCAGAAGATGAACCGCCTGTCGGAGGCGGCGAAGCGCGCCGGCGGCGCGGTCGGGCCCGGCTCGGTCGGAGAGAAGGCCACCAGGGCGGCTGGCGGTGCGGCGGGATCCTTCGCGATCGGTGGAGGGCTATTGTCCCGCGTCATCGCGCCGGCGGCGACGGCCTATGCCGCGCGCGAGGCCATCACGCGGTTCGCCGACGTGGAGCGAGCGATGACGCGCATCGGCATCACGGCTGATGCGACTGCGGCGGAGACGAAGGCAGCCACCGACCAGGTGCAGCGGCTGGCCCGCGACACGGCCCAGCCGATCGACCAGGTGGTCGCAGGCCTCGATGCCCTGGTGGCGCAAGGCAGGACGCTCGCGGAATCGCTCGACCTGCTGCGCTCCGTCGCACCGACGGCGCAGGCCTCCGGCGCTGCGCTCGATGAAGTCGCTCGGTCCGCGGGGGCGATCGGCGACCAGTTCAAGATTGCCAGCAAGGACATGCAGGGCGCCTTCGACATCATCGTCACCGGCGGCAAGCTCGGCCAGTTCGAGCTCAAAGACATGGCCCGTTATCTGCCGTCGCTGGCGGCCCAGGCGTCCGCCTTCGGGCTCAAGGGCGAGGAGGGGCTCCGCAACCTGGTGGCGCTGCTGCAGACGGTGCGGAAGGCGTCAGGAACGTCGGAAGAGGCGGCGACGGCCGTGAAGGACCTCTTCGGCAAGATGACGTCCGACGAGACTTTCAAGCGGTTCCAGAAGCTGGGCATCGACACCCGCAAGACGCTCGCCGATGCGCGCAAACAGGGGCGAGATCTGCTCGACGTCATCGTCGAGATGCTCCAGAAGGCGACCAAGGGCGACCTGTCGAAGCTCAACGAGCTCTTTAGTGATCAGGAGATCCGCCGAGCCGCGACGGCCCTGCTGCAGTTCACGGGCAATTTCCGCGAGTTCCGGGCACAGCTGCGCAACGTCGATGGTTCGACGATGAAGGACTTCAACCGGGTCCTCGACGACAGCCGCGCCAACATCGATCGGCTGTCCACCAGCTGGGACATCTTCGTGACGAAGCTCGGTGGAGCGATTGCGCCTGGCGTCGTGCCGATCCTCGATGGGCTGTCTCGGGCGCTGTCGCAGGGCGAGGGGGTGCCCACCAACAGTCCCATTGTGATCCCTGGGTCGGTTCCGACGGCGCAATCTGAAGCAGACGAGAACTGGGGCCCGGAGGATCGCGTCTTCTGGGCCCGGAATCCGGCAGAGCGCGCTCGCGTTGCGCAGATGCGCGCCCGCCTCAGCGCGCAGGCCGGGCACTTGCGAGGGGAGCGCGACCTCGGCGACCTCACATGGAGCTACAACAGCAACGACCTCGCCAAGCTCGCTGGTCGCGCAAGGGCGAAGGCCGCTGGCGGGATGACGCCCGGCGAGGCGATCGAGCGGGAGAACGCGCTCGAGGCCCAGCTCGCTGGCTACATGGACAACGCCATCAAGCGGTACGGGCACATCTATCGGACCAGCCCGGGGGCACGCGAGACCATCCGCGGCGGTGTCGGAAACAACATCCTGCAGATGGTCGACGAGTACATGAAGATCGAGCGTGCCCGGAATGGCGAGGCGCCGCCCACGGGCCGTGAGCTCGCAGACATTGCCGGCCCGCTGATCCAGGGTGCCATCAACGCCATGACGGGCTCGGCCGAGATCGTCGTGAAGGTTGAGACGGCGCCGGACATGGTGGCGCGCATCGTCTCACAGGTGAAGGCGCAGATGCCGGGTGTCAGCCTCAACGGCGTCGGCAGCACGGGCAAGTCCTCACCCGACGTGATCAACCGCGGGCAGTACTGACATGGTCGACTGGTCCGCCAGGCTCTGGCCCGCCTCCTACCGGGGCGTGCCCTTCTATGTCGAGACCCACGCAGCGCCCGGCCGCCGGCGGATCGTCTCGCACGAATTCCCGATGCGAGACGAGCCGTTCCACGAGGACCTCGGTCGCGGCCTGCGCACATTCGACGTGCAGGGCTACGTCGCGTCGGACTCGGCCCTGCTTCAGGCCTCCGCGCTCGATGCCGTCCTCGCCGCCGGCGGGCAAGGCGTGCTCGTCCTACCGGACGTCGGCCCGGTCACCGTTCGGTGCACCGAATGGCGCCGCGACCATGCGCGCGACCGGCTGGGCTACGTGGCCTTCTCTGCCACCTTCGTGCGCGAGGGGGCCGCGCTGGGGCTCGTCGGGGTCGGCCTTGTCGCCGCGCTCGTCGTCGAGGCGGCGGCCGCGCTCGGGACGATCGCCGACCGGATCGGCGCGCGGCTCGAGGTGTCCGGCCTGCCAGGCGCCGTGCGCGACGCCGCCGTCGAGGGCCTGCGCAATGTGGCGGTCACCCTCGAGGACCTTCGTGGGACCCGGGCGGTCGCCACCGACATCTCGGCCACGGTGCGGGACGACCTGACGACCTACTACGCCGCCGTGCCCGACCTGGTCGCGGCCAGCGCGGGGGCGGGACTGCCGCTCGTCGAAGCCGCCCGGGCATTGGGTGACGGCATGGATCCGGCCGACGCGATGGCGGCCTTCGGCGAGCTCGCCGATGCTCTGCCTCCCGAAGGACCCGTCGTGACCGCCACGCCGTCACAGGCGGCCATCCTGCGCAATGCGGCCCGCGTGGACCGGATGAGCCGTCTCGCCGCCCTGGCGGCCTATGCGGAGGCCATCGTGCGCGCGATCTATGGCAGCCGGCGCGAGGGCGTCGCGGCGCGCGCCGCCGCGGCCGAGCGGTTCGGGATTGCCATCGCCGACCTCGGCGGGGCCGAGAACGTGGATGCGCTGCTCGCCGTGCTCAACCTGCGCGACCAGACCATCTCCTGGCTGTCGCAGGCGATCACCGACCTGAAGCCCGTCGTCGACGTATCCGCCGCGCGGGCGCTGCCGGCATTGTGGTGGTCCTGGCGGCTCTATGCGGATCCGACGCGGGCGGGCGAGCTGGTGGCGCGCAACCGCGCGGCGCATCCGCAGTTCATGCCGCAGCGGTTCGAGGCACTGGCGCCCTGATGGGACCCGAGCTCGTCACCGTCGACGCCGGCGGGCAACGCTGGACAGCCTTCACGTCGGTCTCCGCGGATGCGGCGATCGATGAGGCCGCCCGCAGCTTTCGGCTCGAGATCGCGGCCGAGGTCGGGGCCGCGGCCACGGCATGGGTGTTCAAAGCCGGCACGCGGGTCGAGATCCGCGCCAATGGCGACCTCGTCTGCATCGGCCACGTGGATCGCTACCAGCCGCGGATCTCGAAGGACACGGCGACCGTCACCGTCACCGGCCGGTCGCTGGCTGCCGACGCGGTCGACAGCGCAGCCGTCGATCCGACCGGCCGGTTCGAGAACAAGACCGTCGCCGACATCGGCAACACCCTGGGCAAGGCGCACGGCATCACCTTCCGGGCGGTCGGAGCGCTGAAGCCGATCAAGCTCGCCCAGGTGACGCCGGGCGAGACCGTGTTCCAGGTCGTCGAGCGGCTGGCGCGGCAGCAGAACCTGACGCTCGCGGGCGACGCGGACGGCAACGTGACGCTCTACTCGCCCGAGAAGGCGCAGCGCCACGCCGGCATGATCGCGCAGGGCCAGAACCTGCTCGAGGGCTCGGCCGATCACAACTGGTCGGGCCGCTTCAGCGAGTACCGCGTGCTCGGCCAGGCGCCGCTGGGGACCGGGCCCGACGCGCTCGAGGTCGAGGCCATCGCTCGCGACAGCAATGTCTCGCGCCAGCGGACGCTGGTGATCGTCGAACGGACGGACGTCGACAAGGAACGGGCCAAGGGCAGGGCGAAGGCCCGGCGCGATCGCGCCGCCGGCAAGAGCCTGTCCGCGCAGGTCAGCCTGCAGGGCTGGCGCGACGATGGCGGAGAGCTCTGGACGCCTGGCCGCAAGGTCTTCGTGCTGAGCGACTTCCTCCGGGTCAGCCAGGACATGCTGATCGAACGGGTCGCCTGGTCGCAGGACGGCAACGGCTCGATCTCGCAGCTGACGCTGGTCGACCCGCGCGCCTACGGCGGCAAGGCGGGCAAGACGGCAAAGAGCGACGGCTCCTGGACGCAGGACGACAGCGATGCTGAGTGACATCTGGCCCGGCATCGTCGGAATGGTGCGGCGGGTGCGCCTGAAGGACTTCGACGGTACGGGCAGCCAGCACACGGCGACGGTCACCGGCCTGAAGGGCGAGGAACTCAAGGTCGTCCGGCAGAAGGAATTCGGCTTCAACTCCAACCCACCGAAGGGATCGCACGCCCTGATGGTGACGATGGGGCAGTCGAGCGACCGCGGGATGATCTTCGGCATCGACAGCCCGGACTGGGGCGCGCGCGACCTGCCCGAGGGCGGCACCGAGTTCTACGACGCCAACGGAAACACGGTGCGGATGACCGACGTGGGGCTCGAGGTCACGGCCGCGAGCAAGATGGTCCTGAAGCAGGGCGACGCCACGATCACCGTCGAGGGCGGAGCGATCGCCATCGTGAGCACGACCCTCACGCACAACGGCAAGAACATCGGCTCGACGCACGTCCACACGGGGGTCCAGGCCGGGCCCGTCAACACCGGGGTGCCGGCATGACGGCGATCAGGATCCGCGACGGCGAGGCCGATCGCGACAGCCCGTGGCTCTTGCCCGACACCGTCTGGCAGCAGGCCACGCACTCGGGAGACTGGGCGCTCAAGGGCGGAGGCCTGCAGGCAGAGAAGGCACTCGAGACGGCCGTCATCCTGGCGCTCTTCACCGATCGCAGGTGTCCGTCCGATCACCCGCTGGCGCGCTTCGCCGACGATGATCCCCGCGGCTGGTGGGGCGACGGCGTCGATGTCCGGTCAGACCTCGGCGAAGGCGATCTCGGCTCGCTGCTCTGGCTCCTCGAGCGCAGCGTCGTCACGGCGGAGACTGCCCGCTGGGCCGAATCGCTCGCCGCCGAGGCCCTCGTGCCGCTCGTCAGCCAGGGCGCCGTCGCGCGCATCGCCGTCACCGTCGAGGCGCAGCCCGAGCGCAACCGCCTCGACCTGCTCGTGCAGCTCTACGACCGCTTCGGCGGCCAGGTCTACGACCGCAAGTTCGATCTCCTCTGGCAGCAGGTTGGGTGACGCCCAATGGCCTTCACGATCCCTTCGCTGTCGGACCTGGTCTCGCGGGCTCGAAACGCGTTCCGCTCGGAGCTGCCCGGTTCCGACGCCTGGCTGTGGCCGAACAATCTGGCGGTCATCTCCAAGGTCCTCGGTGGCCTCATGTGGGAGCTGTTCGGCCGGCTCGACCAGGTGCAGAAGCAGAAGTTCGCGCTGACCGCCGAGGGCGAGTGGCTCGACCTGCATGCGTCCGAGATCGGACTCGCCCGGCGGCCGAGCGCGCTTGCCACGGGTTCGGTGACCTTCACCTCGAGCGGCAACCTCACGGTGGCGCTCGGCGCGGTCGTCCAGCGCGCGGACGGCGTGCAGTTCGTCATCACAGCGGCCGGCTCACGCCTTGGCGCCGGCCTCCTGACGCTGCCCGCAACGGCCGTCGTGGCTGGCGCCGGCGGAACGACGGTCGAGGGCGCACCGCTGTCGATCGTGTCGGGCGTGGTCGGCTCGGCAACGACAGCCGTCGCAGACGGGGGCCTGCCGGGCGGCGCGGACGTCGAGGACGACGAGACGCTGCGCACGCGGATCCTGTTCCGAAAGCGCAACCCGTTCCAGGGCGGCGCCCCGGCCGACTACGTGGTGTGGGCATCGGCGATCCCGGGCGTCACCAGGGTGTTCGTCGAAAGGCGCTGGGGCGGGCCCGGCACCGTCCGCGTCTTCCCGCTCACCGACGGGGCGACGATCGACGGCATCCCGAGCCTGGACATGATCGCCATGGTCCAGGCCGACCTCGAGGCGCGGGCGCCGGCCGGAACCGTCGTCAACGTCGCCGCGCCGACGCCGGTCACGATCGACGTGACCGTCTCGGGGCTCGAACCGTCGACCGTCGCGGTCCGGGAGGCGATCCTCGCCGAGCTGCGCGTCGCCTTCGTGCGCCTGGGCCGCGTCACCGGGAGCGATACGCCTCATCCGGCCATGCCGTTCCTCGCGGTCCCGGGCTCGTTCTCCCGGTCGTGGGTGTGGCAGGCGATCGCGAATGCCACCGGCGAGGAGCGTCACGTGCTCGTCGCCCCGGCTGGTGACGTGGCGCTTGCCGCCGGATCGCTGCCGGTGCTGGGCACCGTCACCTTCGTCTGAGCCTCGGCCGGCACCAGGACCGATCCATGTCCGATATCTGTCCGACGAAGGACGACATCGTCCCGCAGGCGCTCGCGCTCCTGCCGCGCGGCCGCGCCTGGCAGACGCACGACGGCGGGCCCTACACGGGCTCCACGCTGCGGCAGTTCTGGACGGCGATCGCGGCCGTGGTCGAGTTCGCCAACCGCCGCATCTGCGACCTGCGCGCCGAGTTCTGGTGCGCGACCCGCGCTGAGACGAACGACCTGTGGCTGGCCGAGTACGGCCTCCCGGACGCCTGCGATCCGTTCCCCGACCTGTGCACCAAGGTCGCGGCGTTGGGCGGCTCGACCTGCGAGTACTACACCGAGGTCGCCCGCCTGGCGGGGTGGGCGATCCGATGCACGGACACGGGCTGCGGCGACGTCGCGGGTTGCGCCCTGGCCGGCATCGCGCTGCCTGGCGGACGAACGGGCGGCTCGATCGTGATCGAGGTCGACCTGTCCGAGAGCCCTGCCTATGAGGGCGGCTATTCGACCCAGCCTTACGCAGGCGCCCTGCAGGCAGGCCTGCCGCTGGCGTGTCCGCCCGACATCTCGCCGCTGGTCTGCATCCTCGAGCGCGTCGTGCACGCGCACATCCGCGTCGACTACGTCACCGTGGCACCGCCCACCTACATCATGGCGAACGACACGACGCACCTCGGGACCGAGGACGGTCGCTACTTCGTCACCGGCTAAGGATCGCGCACATGACCGACACTCTCGGCCCGGCCTCCATCAACGCCACCACGGTCCGGCCGGCCGACGACCGGACCCTCGGCCCGGACGACACGTGGTTCAAGGATTGCACGTCGCCCGCGCTCCAGGACGGGACGCAGATCCGTGCGTCGTGGCTCAACGGGATCACCGCGCAGCTGCGGCGCGCCATCCGGGGCCTCGGCATCACCGACCGCACCCTCGTCGATCCGACCTTCGACGACATGCTGCTCGACGCGATCCGTGCCGGTTCGGCCGACGCGGTCACGTACACGCAGGCCTACCTCGCGGTCCCGATCTTCCCGGACATCCTGACGGTCGGGAAGGTGCTCGCCTTCACGACGTCGACGGGCCAGATCATCGTCAACGCTGCCCAGGAGTTCGTGATCCGGGGCGTCCGGAAGTTCTCGACGGACAGCTACTCGCTCGGGGCCCGAACCTTCGCAACGGTTGCGAACAAGACCTACCACCTCCGGTTCGACCGGACGAACGGCTTCCGGCTGCGTGACCTCGCCGACGGCGCGTACAACCCCGGTGCGCTCGCCGAGAGCAACGTCGCGTTCGACACGACGCTCGACGACATGCTCGTCGCGCGGGTGGTGACCAACGGCGCCAATGCCCTGACTGTCACGGCCCTTGCCAACGCGGCCCGGCTCTTCGCCAGCTACTCGGCCTCGATCTCGACGACGGCGAGCAATGCGCTCACCGGCACGTGGAGCGCCACGCTCAACTGGTCGCGCCGTCCGCAGGTCAACGTCGCGCTCACGAGCCGCACGCTCGCCGAGGGCGCCTACAACGACATGGACACGTCGGTCGATGCGTCGCTCACGACCCGCTACGTGGCCTCCGGAAACTACCTGATCGACTGGCCCGAGGCCGGCGCCGGCGCGACCGCGTCCGGCCTCGCCGTCGCGTAACCGAAGGAACCACCATGCGCGCCGACTTCACGAACACCATCGTCACCGGCCTGATCGCCGGCGACGCGGGCGGATTGCCGGAGGTCCCGGAGGGGCTCGTCGGCCTGCCGATGGAACGGCTGCGCGTCCTGGACGGACGCGTCGTCGATGCGGCCTCGTTCAGCCGCTTCTGGATCGATCCCGAAGGCCGCAAGCAGGTCCAGCAGATCGACCCGGCCTGGCCGTCCGTCGACTGCATCTGGACCGACCGGCTGATCGCCATCGAAGGCGGGTGGCGCGCCGAGAGCTCCACGGAGAAGCTCGCGGTTCTCAAGATCCAGCTGCAGGCCGCGATCGACCGCGACGCCGAGCGCGAGCGGCTGCGCTACGTCACGCCCGGCGCGACGCAGCAGGCCGTCTACGTGGCCAAGGAAGACGAGGCTCGGCGCGCGAGCGCCGAGCAGTCTCCCGACCCGGCCGACTACCCGCTCCTCGCCGCGTCGATCGGAATCGAGGGTGAGACGGTGTCCGACGTCGCCGGCGTCGTCCTCGCCACGGCGGCGGCATGGCGTCAGATCGCCGGCGCGATCGAGGCCGCGCGTCTCGGGACGAAGGCGGCGATCGCCGCCGCCACGACGGAGGCCGGCGCTCGCGCGGCGGCGGCGGCCGTGGCCTGGCCGGAGGGTTGATCCATGCCGCTCGAGAGCCGGGTCCCGATCGACGGGCTGAACGATGCGGGCCCGCTGACCGGCACCGAGCGCGTGCCGGTCAGCCAGAGCGGCGCCAAGAAGACGACGCTACAGCAGATCATCGACTTGGCGGTCGCGAAGCTGACGACCGACCTGTCGGGCGGCCTGGTGTCGTCTGGCGCATCCGGAACCTACGTCGTCGCCTCGGCGCGCGATCCGGCCAGCCTGGTCGACGGCTTTGCCATCGTCTTCCGTGCGCACCAGGACAGTGTCGGGTCGGACACCCTGAAGGTCTCGGGGGCGACTGCGGCCAAGCAGCTCCAGACGCAGGGCGGCGTCGCGATCGCCGCGTCGGATCTCATCTCGGGCGGGATCTACGAGGCGACCTACATCGCCTCCGCCGACCGCTTCCGCCTCCGCTCCGTCGGCCCGCGCGTTCAGCCGGCGGCCGGCGCGGTCGAGAGCACGGCGCCGATGTGCCGGCTCGACTTCGTGTCGTCGACGACGATCCGCCTCTCCCGTTTCGGCGGCCGGCAGATCCCCATCCCGGCCGGCGGCGTCCCGATCCTGCGGACGATCCCAGACGCGGGCGTCGACCTCGCGTCGACGGGCATCAACGCCGGGTTCTACTTCGTCTATGCGTTCTGGAACGGCTCGGCCGTCGCGCTCGAGGCGTCGGCGACCGGCTGGTCGCGCGACACGGGCACGGGCCTTCCGATCAAGACGGGCGACCAGACCCGGTTGCTCGTCGGTGCGGTCAGCCTGCCGAGCAACACCACGTTCCGCGACGACGCTACCTATCGGGGCGTGTCGTCCTACTGGAACCGCCGCGCGCGCTTCGTCTCGGCCGCGCTTGGATCCAACCAGGGCACGGCGTCGACCTCGCTCACGTTCTTCGCCGGGGATCTCACGGTCTCGGCGATCACCTGGGCCGACACGGTCGTCGATCTGGCGGCGCATATCGGGTTCCAGCACGGCTCGGCGGCGGGCCGCTCGGTCGCGCAGTTCTTCGACGGCGCGAGCGCCGTCGGGCCGATCAGCACGCAGCAGTCGTCGGCGATCGGCGACCCGCACGCGCATTCCATCCCGAAGGTTGCCTACCTCCCGGCCGAAGGGCTCAGGACGTGGCAGCTCCGCGGCGCGACACAGACGGGAACCGTGACGTGGATCGCGACGACCTCGTCGATCTACGCCGTCATCTGGGGGTGACCATGGCAGACGTGCTGCTGGTGCTGGCCTTCATGGTCCTGCTCGCCATCCTCAACCGCGTGCGTGGCGGCGGTTTCGGCGGCGATCGGCTGCCCGGGCATCCACGGTACTATGTGGCCGTGGCCGTCGGCGCCGCGTCCTGCGTCTTCCTCGCCTGGCCCGATGCCGTCGGCGTGGGCCTCAGCTATCTCGTCTGGTCGCTGCTGCCGTGGGGACGCTGGGCTGATCTCGGTCGTCTGCATCCAGACCACATCGACGAAATCCGCGCTTCCTCCGGCTTCGAGATCCTCGTCGGCCGGCTGCCGAACGACCACGTCAGGTTCACGGCCCGCAACCTGGTCGGCCTCGTCCCGGCTGTGCTGCTGATCCATCCCGCCTTCGCGCTTCTGTCGCTGGCACAGACCGCCGCCTACGAGCTCGGCTGGGACATCGCACCCCAGCGGTCCTTCGAGCCGCAGGAGCTGCTCACAGGAGCGCTGTGGGCGGCCTTCATCGTCGTTCTCGCGTAGCCCCCGCCACTTTCCGTCCAAGGCCGCCTGTGCCCGCGCCTGCCCGCCGGCGGGGCCTTCTGTGCGCGCTCGATCATCCCCGCAGGAGCCTGCCGTTCATGAAGTCCAACTTCGAAAGGTCGCTTGCCGTCGTCCTTGGCTTCGAGGGCGGCTGGTCGAACCACCCCGCCGACCGCGGCGGCCCCACGATGAAGGGCGTCACCCAGGAGGTCTACGATCGCTGGCGTGCCAAGCGCGGCGAGGCAAAGCAGAGCGTCCGGGGCATCACCGAGCTCGAGGTCCGCGAGATCTATCGCGTCCAGTACTGGCGCCTCATCTGCGGCGACGATCTGCCGGCCGGCGTCGACCTCGCCGTCTTCGACTTCGCGGTCAACTCCGGGCCATCGCGCGCCGTCCAGGAGCTGCAGCGATGCCTCGGCCTGCGGGTCGATGGCGATCCGGGTTCCGTCACGCTCGAGGCGGCGCTCTCGGCCGACGCGGAATCGCTGATCGCCGAGCTGTGCGCGCGGCGGCTCGCGTTCATGCGGCGCCTGTCGACCTGGTCCGTCTTCGGCCGCGGGTGGGAACGGCGGGTGCGCGAGGTGCAGCTCGCCGCCGCGCGGATGGTGGACGACGGCAACGCCGGTCGGATCGTCGGGTTCGCCGGCCTTGATGGGCTGGCCGGCGGCGATGCCGGCGAGTTCGGCCAGCCCGACACGCTCGCCGCCGGCCGGGCGACGCCGGAGGCCGTCCGCATCCTGTCCACGACCGAGGGGCAAGGGATCGGCATTGCAGGCGTCGGTCTCGGCGGCGTCGAGGGCATCGACCGCGTCTCACGCCTGCTCGAGCGCTTCGAGTGGATGGCCAAGGGATCGGAGGTGCTGTCGTGGGTCTTCACGGGCCTCGTGGTCTTCGGCGTCGTCTACGCAGCCTGGGGCCTCCTCCGGTCCATTCGCGAGGGCCGTCTCGGATGAGCAATGACTGGTTCCCGATCGCGATGATTGCGGTCGGCTTGTTCCTCGTGGCGCTGGGAATGGTCTGGTGATCTCGATCTTCAATCCATATGCGATCGCCGTCTTCGCCCTGGCGCTGATCGGCGCGAGCCTTTCGGCCTACACGAAGGGCCGCATCGACGGGTCCGACGTGGCGAAGATTGAAAGTCTCCAGGCCGACCTCAAGGTCGCGAAGGCGACGATCGAGGCCGAGCAGAAGGCCAAGGCGGAGATCCAACGTCAGGCCGAGGCGCAGCGCACGATCGGCGAGCAGTCGGCGGCGGGCGAGGTGGCCCTCGCCGCCGCGGCTGCAGCAGCAACAGCGAGGGCGGACCAGTATGAGGCACAGCTTCGGCGCGAGCGCGAAGAGCGGGCGAAAGACGCCTGCCCGATCGGCTTTCTTCTGTCTCCTGCTGACGTTGAGTGGCTGCGCAGCATCGGTGCCGGCAATCGCACCGCCCCCGCTCCCGCAAGACCGCCCGACGCTCCCGCCGGCCCCGAGCCTGTTCGGTAGGCCGGTCGCCGTCCCGAACCCCTCCGCCGGGCAGGACGCCCGGCTCTATGCCGCGCGGCTTCGCGCCGCGCTGCTGGAGGCCAATGGCCGCCTCGAACTCGACCGGACGTTCTACGCGGCCGTTCAGGCCGAGTTCGGAGGGACGCCGTGACCACGACCGGGAAGGACGACGTCGTGCTGCATATGACTCGGTCCGAGCTCCAGGACCTGGTGAAGGAAGCCGTTGAGGACGGGGTGGCAAAGGCGTTCCGCGACGTCGGCATCCATGCAGGCGATCCCGAGCAGGTCGACGAGCAGCGCGCCGACTTCCGGTTCACGCGGCGCCTGCGGAAGTCGACCGAAGGCATGACAGCGCGCGCGGGCGCGACGCTCCTGATCCTGACGATGGGCGGCCTGGTCGGGCTGTTCATCACGGGCCTCAAGGGCTGGATCGTCGCGAAGTAGGACCAGAGGACCAACGCCATGCCGGCTCAAGCTCCGCTTCCGATCTGGAAGGGGAACACCCTCACGCGCACCTATCGGTTCAGGACGGGCCCGACGCAACTGCTCGATCTCACCGGCTCGACGCTCGTATTCCGGGCCGCCTGGCTCGGTGGCGAGATCCGCCAGAACCTGGCGATCGCGGCGCCTCTCTCCGGCGAGGCCGAGCTGTCCCTGACCGTCGAGCAGACCCGCTCGATCCCGACTGGCGATACCGCCAGGTACGAGATCGAGCGCTGGATCGCCGGCCGCCAGGAGACGCTCCTATTCGGCAAGGTCGTCGCATCGGAATGGGTGAACGTCGATGTCTGACGTCCTCGTCGAAGTCGTCGTGCCTGCCGATCCGGCCGTCGTCGAGGTCCTCGTCGAGGGGCCGCAGGGCCCCGCCGGTCCCGAAGGCGCGCCTTACACCGGCCCGCAAATCACCGTCTCGACTACACCGCCGTCCAACCCGGCCGTCGGCGACATCTGGATCGACCTCAACTGAGCGACCGCAGGAGCGACCGCACATGACCATCCGCAAGACCATCGAAGCCGCCGCTCCCGACGCCGCCATCGCCGCGTCGGTCGCGTTCAACTCCGCCCTGGCCGAGCCCGTCAAGGCGACGGGCCGCTACACCGTCTCGTGCATCGGCCCGCGCGAGGAATGTCGCGACGAGTACGTCGCCCTTCGCGCCGCGTGGGAAGCCGCCGTCCTGATGGACGACGTCGCCGGTGCGACTGCGCTCTACCTCCGCATGAAGCCGATGGAGGAAGAGAAGTGGGTCGACGAGGTCGAAAACCTCGTCACCACGGTCGGAAAGAACGACCTGCTCGACAAGTACCTCGCCGGTTCGGCGTACACCGCCGCGTGGTATCTTGGGCTGGTCGACGGGGCCTCGTCGCCGACCTACAACGCGGCCGACACGGCGGCGTCGCACGCGGGTTGGACGGAGAGCACGGCCTATTCGAACGCGAACCGGCCGACGCCTTCGTTCAACGCCGCCGCCTCCGGATCGAAGGCGACGACCGCGACCGCCTTCAACATCAACGCGACGGCGACCATCGCGGGCGTCTTCCTGATCTCGAACAACACCAAGGGCGGGACGACGGGCATCCTCTATTCCTGCGGCAACTTCACGGGCGGCAACCGCGCGGTGGCAAACGGCGACACGCTGAACGTGACCTACACCGCTTCGGCCTGATCGCCCTTCCTCGTCCCCTTCCGGAGATCCGAACCATGTCCTTCACCAAGGGCGCGACCGTGCGCCTCATTCAGCCGGTCATTCAGGGCGAAGTCGTCGGCGCGACGATTGACGAGACGACGCTCGACCGCCGCTTCCTCGTCCGCTGGACGAACGCCGAGGGCGACACCGTCGAGCGGTACTTCACCGAGGCGGAACTCGAAGCCGTCGAGCCGCCGGCCGAGTAACCCCGGCCGGCGCGGGCAACCGCGCCGCGCCTCCCTGAGATCCGGAGCGCCAGCGAATGACGATCACCACCATCGACGGGCTGCTCTCGGCGCTCGGCAACAACAACAGCCGCCTCGTGTGGGACAAGGCGTCGCTCTCGAACGCCGTCGCCGGTCAGATCTTCTCGCTCTGGCGCGCGACGGGCACGCCGGGGCAAGGCGCGATCCCCGGCGCGGCGGCGCTCTGCACGTCGGCCCTCACGGGCGCGATGGGGTTCACGAACCAGACGAGCCCGGCCACGTCCTACTATGCGTGGCAGTCGATCACCGCCGGCAACCCGGCGACGACCGTCGAGGTCCACGACCGGCTGGCTCACATGGGCGGCCTGTCGGGAACGGTGACGACCGCGCAGACGGTCGGCATCGACCTCTCGACCCTCGGCGGCGGACTGCCGGCGGCGCGTCGCGGCGATGCCAACTACAGCGACGTGCAATGGTGGATCGAGATCTTCACGGATCTCGGCTCGACCGGCGTCAACGCGACGGTGAACGTCACCTATGACGACGGCTCGACCGGCAACCTCACGGCCATCGCGCTTGGCGCGACGCCGCGCGCGGGTCGCCTCTATCCGCTCGTCTCCGCCGTCGCCGGCCGCTTCATCCGGGGCGTCAACAGCGTCACGCTCTCGGCGACGACCGGCACCGCCGGCTCGTTCGGCGTGATCGCGACCCGGCCGCGCATCGTCGTCAACGCCAACGTGGCGAACAAGGCCGAGCAGTACGATTGGGCGCAACTCGGCTTCCCCGAGATCCCGAACGATAGCTGCCTCATGATGGTGATGATCTGCTCGACGACCACGACCGGCACGGTTCGAGGGCAGGGCAAGATAGCGCACGGGTGATCCGGCCATGGCGATCAAGCCGCTCCGCGACTTCGCCGGAAGGCTCCGGGGCGGCGCGGCCATCTGGTCGGACCCCGGCCCCGGCGGCGTCCTCGCTGTCGCCGAGTTCTTCGACGATCCGGGATCTCCGCCGCCGGCGGTCATCGGCTTCGACCCGACGACGCCGACGAACGGCGCGACCCTCTCGAACGACGACCGCACAATCGCGGCTGCGGCATCCGCGACGTGGCAGCGGGCGAACACCGACTACGGGTCCGACCAGCCGTTCTATTTCGAGGCTTGGACCACCAACACGGACGGCTTCGGGCTCTACCACTACAACGTCCTGATCCTGTCGCCGACTGCAACGCTGTCGGACGGGTCGAGCGACGCGGGCGTGCCCAACAACGCCTTTGGATGCTACTTCCCGGGTGAGGTCGGCACAGGGTCGGGCGGCTACTCGGGGCAGTGGGGCAACTATCCCGGCGGCGGTCCCGGCGCGGGCGTCCGCCTCTGCTTCGCGGTCAACCCGGTCACGCGCAAGTTCTGGGTCCGGGAGAACGGCGGGGCATGGAACCCCGGAGTTGGAGGCGCGCAGGACCCGGCGGCGGGAACCGGCGGCATCTCCTTCTCGGGCTTCGCCGGCTTCGGCACCGCGAGCCAGTTCCTGCGCGTCGGCGTCTCCGTCCAGTCGAGCAAGGTTCTCGGCTTCGCGTTCTCGCCGGTCGATTGGGGCTACACCGCGCCTTCTGGCTTCGACGAGATCGAACCGGTCGGCGGCGGAGGCTCGACCTACAACGAGGCGGCGAGCGAAGCCGCGACGGCGAACGACGCTGCGACCTCTGGCCTCGCGCTCTCGGGCGAACTGACGGAAGCGGCCAGCGCCGCCGACGCTTCGGACGCGAGCATCATCCGCGCGGGGACGATCACCGAGCCGGCGACGGCGACAGATGCTTCGACCTTGACCGCCGTCCTCGGCGCGGCTGCGACGGAGCTGGCGACGGTGGCCGACGCAGCCGTCGGCGCGCTCGTCATGTCGACGGCGATCTCCGAAACGGCCTCCCCGGCCGACGCGGCGATCGCTGGCGGCGTCGCGACGGCGGGTGCTACGGAAACCGCTGCCGCGACGGATGCGGCCTCTGCGACCCTCGCACGGGCGGGGGACGCGACTGAGGCCGCGGGCACGGCCGACACCTCGATCGCGTCTACCGGCAACACGCCGGAAGCCGTCGAGACCGTCACGGCGACCGACGCCAGCACCGCCAGGCTCGTCGCCCTGGCGGCGCGGGTCGAGGGCGCGATCGCCGGCGATGTCGCGACGGGCGTCGCCTCGCGGTCGGCATCGAGCACGGAGGCGGTCTCGGTTATCGACGCGGCGACGGCCATCGGTGCGATCACGGCGGCACTGTCCGAAGCCATCGCTGCAGCAGATGACGTCTCGAGCGATGCAGCTGGTGTCGTCGGGGTCGTCGAAACGGTGAGCCTCGCCGACGTCGCGAGCGCGGCCATGGTGCGCGTCGCGGCCCTGTCCGAGTTGATCTCTGCGGGCGACGCGATCCTCGCGATCATGTCGCGGCAGGCCGTCCGGGATGAGAACCTGGTGCCGGCCGACTCGTCGACGGCAACTGCGGGAGCTGCTGCCGCGTCGGCCGAGGCCATCGGGATCTCGGACCTGGTGTTAGGATCCCTAGTCGCCAGCGCCGCGCTGATTGAGGCGGTCGCGGCGGTCGACACGGTCATCTTCGCCAGCGGCAGGACGTTCGTCTGGACCGGCAGCGCGTGGGTCCCGGGGACGATGAAGGTGTGGACGGGCACCGCGTGGATGGCGCGTCAGGCGAAGCGGTGGAGCGGAACGGTGTGGAGCTGATGCTCGGTTTCAGGCAGTTCGATAGCTTCGTTCAACACTATGAATAAATAACATCCGACGGCAAGGAATGAACTATAGATTTCTCAAGCTCCCAACCAACTTGTCTGACCATAGACCTTATGCCGTTTCTTATCGGCGCGCCGCCGTTTGTGTTTCCAAGTACAACGTTACCATTCTGAATATACCGTAGATTGACGTCTCCATTCTTCAGAAAACTTAAGTATGATTCGTCTGAGATTGTTGCATCGATATGGGCGCCGCCGTCTTGGTCGCGCGCAGTGGAGATCAGCGACTTACGTGTAATCTTGAGCGGATAAAAATCATGAAGTAAATTTTCGTTCCACCACTCATTGAAATCAATGTGTCTATACATGTCTGCTAAGGGATGATTATCAAATATGGGAACATAACATACGTCGTTTGGTGTCATGTGCATCAGCAAAATCAGCGGCGCTGACGCCCATATTGTACGCTCTTCGTCATCGCTTCGAACGACTGACGTAAGGTATCTCACTTTGTCCTTCTGGCTTATATGAGATAGTAACGAGACAAAGTTTTTCCCCCTGTCGTCAATCAAATTGGATATGGCAGTAGCAATCCGAAACGCCTCCCAATGATTTCCATCATCGAATGATTTTCCAGACGCAACTAATGCTGCAAACTGCTCGCGAAACGCTTGAATCAGATCGCGGTCAGATGAGTTCTGGATCATCATCATTATTCCAACACGGCAAAAAAAGATCGGCCCTACGCGGGGCCGATAAGCTTCACTTCTTTTGTGGCGAGGTTCTTACTCGCTCTTTTTCCGTTGTTTTTGGGTGCTTATCAGCATACTCTTCAGTTACAAATTTGCCGTCTTCAGAGTTTCGATGCACCGTTCTTCTCGGCTCAGGTGGCTTCTTCTTAGTCATTTGCGGCTCCATCTCTGTTGTCATCAGGATACAGCTTTGAGTGCAATCAGACACAGTAAAGTCGTCTGATATCGCTCGCCGAACGTTCATAACTAGGCTTGCGAGACAAGGTCTATCCGATCGCTCTAAACCGCCTATCGGCATTCAACGGTGAATGGCGCTAGGGTTTCCGTCAAGGCGGATAGCCACATGATCTTTGGATGCCGTTCGGATAGCCACAGCCTGGTAGTGTCTCGGTTCAAGATCCGACGCCCTTAACCGCCGCCATCGTATGGTGGAATCCAGTGCTATGCTAACCGGCAAGCATATGAGGATCGAACATGCTTAGAGGCCCCAAGGACTAGAAGCGCGGTGCTAATGTGATCGGCAATGCCGTCCACGTCATGAGGATTGCCACGGGCGAGGTCGCGGACGCCGCGCCCGAAGATGGCAAGGATAAGGCTGCTCAGGCGATCGGCGCGAAGGGCGGCCGCAAGCGCGCCGAGAGCATGAGCCCCGAACGCCGCGCCGAGATCGCGCGCGGCGCGGCTTTGAAGCGGTGGAAGGCTGATTAGAGGATGCTGACGAGGTAAGCGATCTCCCGTTGATAGCGCTGTGCGGACGAATTGACCTGCAGCCGTTTACCTTCAACGCTATGGAAGCTGCCGATCTTGAGTTTGGAGATCGGGATGCTTTTCGCACCGCTGATACGCCCCGCCGAAACGAAGTCATCGGTTACTACAAAAGCGTCGGCAGGGTCGGCGTAGTCGAAAAGCGAAGAGTGCTTTTCAGCGATATCGATGGCTCGTTCAATATACATTCGGGACGCCCTGTCGGGCGTGGCCCTGAGTTGGCTCTTGGAGCCAACCATCGTCATGACGATGGCGGCGACGCGAGGCGCTGTGCGCCCACCCGCCCGGTCGTTCCAGACCCCAAAGTCCCTTGTCGGATTGTCCAAGAGGTCCAGCGTCAGTTCCAAAGAATCGAGCGAGTGCTCATCCACTCGAACCGGGATGATCACTGCGTCGGCGGCACACCACGCCAAGTGCGTGCCACCCGCGTAGAACGGGCTCGTATCGATCAGGATACCTTCGGCCTTTTTCTCGACTGCCTCCTTGTTCATCGCAGTCTTAAGGCTCTCAAGGAGCGATTTGACTGCTCCAGTATTCTTTTGGGCATGGGCAGTTTGCAGTTGCTGGTAGAGCATCGAGGGGAAGGCAAAAAGCTCTGCGTTGCCCGGCATGAGAAAGCTGGGCTTCGATGTCTTGAACGAGTCACAGTAAGTCGAAACGCGATACGACGCATCGCCGGGCGCGGTGCCAAACGCCGGGCCGAGCAAGATCGGCTGCAGCGTATCCATCACGGTGACTTCCGGCTCCTGATCTCGCATCAGGTTCTCTGTCAGATTGCACTGAGCGCACATGTCAGCGAGCAGCAGGGACCGCTGCTGCGACAGCTCATAGGCAAGATTGAACGTGATCGTCGATTTCCCGACACCGCCGCGCAGCGTCGAGACGGCGTAGGAGCGATATTTTAGATCGCCTGACCGCACATAGCCTTCCTCCACAACCCGTTGGTGGTTCGCGAGCACTTTTTCGAGTGAGTTCATCATCAGGCCCCAGGCTGGCGCAGGAGAATGCGCAGGTGATGCTGGCACCATGTAAACCTGCAGGTGATGCAGGTCAATTGAAAATCTGCAGGTCTCAATGTAGCCCCAGCAGCACCTGCAGTGCGCCCTGTGCGATCAGTTCGCGCTCTACGTCGAGGCGATGCAGCATCGAAATCGCCCGATGACCATGGCGCGGTTGAACCGGAAGATCGACGAGATCCTGACCGTGAACGAGTACCCTGTGTTCCCGGGCTACGCGTCGAGGAAGGCGGTCGTCGCCGAGCGGCACGTGAAGGCGCAGCACACGCTCTTCCAGGCTGGCTTCGGCCGCCGCTGAGCCTTGACAACATGCGGGGGAGGACGACCCTCCCCCGCATGTCCCCCCAACGTCGATTCCCGCCACCCTGGACCATCGTCGAGCTCGCCGAGGCCTTCGCCGTCGTCGATGCCCATGGCCAGCGGCTCGCCTACACCTATTTCGCCGACGACGCCTCCCGCGGGACGCTGCAGGGCCACCTGTCGCGTGACGAGGCGCGCCGGATCGCGGCTGGGATCGCGCGCCTAACCGAACTGATGGGGAAGGGAACCTCGAAGTCAGGCGAGGGGTGATGCCGCGCCGGGATCGGCCTGCGCCGCCTCCGCCCGAAGCGCTTCGACAACGGCGAACACCGCGGGCGGGATCGCGCCGTGATCGTACCGCGACAGGATGAATGCGATCTCTTGCTGGCGGGACAGGTGCTGCCGGAGACGTGGACGACGGTCAAAGCGCCGGAAGCGCATGATCAAACCCATGGATGAACCTCATCAAAGAATGCGGACATCGTACGGCCGAGCGATTGCCGAAGGGTTGACGAGATCGCGAAGGGTGCGGGCGAAGCGGCTAACCACGGGAACAGACGGAAAACCCAGCAAAACCGGTTCGCCACACACCCGCTGATTTTCCTGCGTTTTTCGGCTGAACGGCAGTCCTCCCGGGACCGCCAGCCCCCCGGTCAGCTCCTTTGATTTCGCGCGCTTTTTCGCCCGAATCTGCAACCTTTGGCTCCCGGGTTGCAAGAAATGCGTTCATCCTTCGCCCTCGGCCTTGGGTGGGAAGGCGGCTTCCACCTTGTCGGCCGCCTGGTCGGAGAGGCGCGCCTGGTCGACGGCGCGCGTGTATCGCTCGGCCTCCGCGAGCGACGTATGACCGGTCACGGACATGATCTCGCGAGCGCTGGCCCCGGCCTCAGCGAGGCGGCGTGCGGCGGCCTTGCGGAGCCCGTGGAAAGACAGGTGAGGCGGCAGCCCGGCTTCCGTGAGCCATTCCCGGAAAGCGTTGCCGAAGCCGGCCGGGGTGTAGGGCTTGCCATAGGCAGTCTGCAGAAAAGTCAGCTGTCCAGGCTTAAGCCGCGCGAGCTCGGCGTGCAGCTCGGGATGGATCCGGATTGTGGCAGTTGAACCGGTCTTGGCCTGCAGGACGGTGATCACGCGCCCGCGCACGTGCTGCCGGCCGAGGCGCACGACGTCGCCCCGGCGCTGGCCGAGGTAGAGGCCCAATGCCATCGCGAGGCGCGCCCGGGAGCCGGGCGGATGCGTTGCCTCGTACTGGGCGATGTCCTCCTCGGTCCAGGTCGCAAAGCCCGCAGTCCGAACCTTGAGACGCGGGACGTCGCGGGTGGGGTTGTCTCTGAGCATCCGCTGCGACACCGCGAAGGTCATCAGCAGCCGCATCACCTTGAGGAAGTTGTTGGCGGCCGCCGGCGTCGTGACGCGGCGCGCCATGGCATCGCGCATCACCTTCTCCGTGATGTGGCTCACCGGCTTCGCGCCATGCTGCCGGCGCATCCGCTCGATGATGCCGCGCCGCGTGCGCTGGGTTTCCTTCGATGTCGCCAGGAACTCGGCCGATCGATAGTAGCGGGTCACCAGGTCATCGACGGAGCCGGGTGCCGCGACACGAACGAGCTTGCGTGGCGCCGCCTCCGCCTCGAGGCGGGCGGCCTCAACCGCTCGCATGAAGGCATCCCAGCCCTCGATAGGGTTGGGCAGTGCCGCGGAAGGGCGGCCGGGGATGCGAAGGTAGTGCCGTGCGTGGCCGTGCCGGTCGGTGAAGGCGTGGACGTGCTTCGGCAGGCGAGGTCGCGTCACAGCGGATCCCCGTCGAACGCATTGGCGCCGGCGTCTTCCAGCTCCGGGAGTGCATCGAACGCCAGGTCAACAGCGCGACTGCACCACACGCGGCGGGTGCCGATCGTCTTGGGCTGGGGCATCGCGCCGGTGCGCACCAGCTCGTCGAACTTGCCTGGACTGATGCCAATGAACCGCGCCGCCTGCTCGCGGCTCAAACCGCGCGGGAGCACTCCTGGCGGGAGCACGTGGCGAGTCGAAGGTTCGGCCCGGTCGCTCATGACGTCCTCATCTGAAACCTGCGGTCGCGGGGGACCGGGTTTCCCCGGCGGCGGCCCCGGCCGCGCTCTTTCTCCGCCTGGTCGTGGCGCCGATCGGCGAAGCCGAGGCACCTGACTGAAAGTTCATCCAGCGCCTTGTCGCCCCCCCCAAAAGGATAAAAGAGGGGCTGCGCGCACGCTGGATGCGCCTTGCGGCTGCGCGCGAGGATCCATGAGCGATTCACCGCTGCCGGTCTGTGCGGGGCGCGGATCGCTCTTTTGGTGGTCGGACGGCCTCTATTTCGCCCTTGCTTCCGCCCCGCCCGCCGGCGCCGATCAGGCGCCGGGGTTACGATAGAACCCGCGCCAATCGATGGCGCCGGCTCCGAAATCATGCTCGAGCGAAACGGCCAGGCCCTGGACGCCGAACAGGTTATCGAGTCGAAGCCTGGGGGCCTCGTAGCCCGCGAGTTTCACGCGAACCAAGGTCGGCGTGCGCTCCGGATCAGCGGCCAGGTACCAGGCATTGCCAGTCAGCTGCGGCACCACGACCTTGGTCATCGTGCCAGCGAAGGGGTTCACCTGGCTGACCTGGTTGGGGGTGATCGCGGCGAGGATTGTATCCGCCTCGGTCTCCTTCTCCGGCGAACACACGATGTACTTCGGCTCGATATTGAGCTGCAGCCCATCACCCGCGGTCGGCGTCGAAGGAATGCCCGTCTGCCGGCGCATCGCCGTCCTTGCTGCACTCACGCTGGACGTGTTGATGGCGGCGCCGCTGCCGGCGAGGTTGCCGTGACTGGCGTGGAACAGTGTCTGCCCATCGCCCATCGTGGGTCCGGCGCCGGACGCGACATTCAGTGTCGCGGCGTAGAAGATGCGCTCCTCGAACAGAGCGACCGTATCACCGTAGCCCGCAAGGACCTGCTCGATCGCACCGAGATTGTCGTTGATCAACATCTGCCGCGAAATGTTGAACTGAACGCCGTAGCTGCCGACGGCGTAGATTTCCTTGGCCGCCTCGCCAAACGTGCCGAACCGAATCTCACCGCCCTGCCCGACCTGCTGCAGCGCGGCGAAGTCACCGGGCCTATAGACCGAAACCTGACGGAAGTCCTGAGCGATCCTCTCGACACTGATCAGGCGGTGCGTGACCTGGGCCAAAGCGTGGCGCGCTAGGAGCGCGGCGCGAAAACCTCCTTCCGCGATCATCAGGAAGTCGGATGAGGTGAGGAACGCCTGTCGAACGGCATACTCGCGATCGGACAAAGCCCAAAGGTCGCCGCGATAGCCGATGGATTCGGCCGCCAAGGCGTAGAACGGTTGGTCACGATAGCGCTCGTGTGGACCTCTCTCGGGCAGCTTCACACCGAGCCTGCCAGCGATCGCGTCGGTCATACCGCGTACGCGGGTGTCACCTTCGTCCCACGAGATGCTCGAGCGCGGCCCCATGGCAGAACTGCGTTCTGCCAAAACATCCTGAACCTGCTCACGGAATTGCTTGAAGGTCTTGCCACCGTCGATCGCTGCCCGAATGACAGCGTGATCAACGTTGTACTTGTTGCCCAGTTCGAAGATCCGCGCGCGTCGACGCTCCTCTGCACGCTGCTCGGCCGGGGTCGGCGCAATATCCTCCGGCAGATCGGGATCAGTAACGGTCTCGGATTCCATAGATGACACTCCTGAAGTTGGATGGGATCGGATTACGGCGTTGGGATCTGCTGGGACCGAGACGATCGAGACCTCGAGCAGCTCGGCCTTGGTGATGCGGATGATCTGGCGGCCTTCGTCGTCCTCGCCGGCCAGCTCGGCCTTGATCGGCCGGTACCCAATCGAGACGCCGCCAACCTCGCCCCGGGCAACCATCCCCTCGGCCAGGCGACCGGCGTCGGTGTCGGCGAAGGCGAGAATGCCGACCATCCGGCCCTTCTCGAACTGGATGTCGACCACACGACCGACGACCGCCTCGAGCGAACCGCTTTGATGGCTGTTAAGAACGGGAATGCCCGGCCCTTCGTGACGGGACGTGTCCCAGGCGGACTTACCGGAAGCCACCACCTCGACGGCGCCCCAGCGCGGCACCGGCGTCTCGGTGGCCATCACCACCTGGATTGTGTGTCGGCTGGGATCATAGGTGGTTGGGCGAAAGCGGGCCAAGGCGGACCGCGGGCCTTCGGAGAGGCGGGTGAGGAGCGACGTCATTGCGCGGCGTCATCCTCATCCCAGCGAAGGGTGATGCCTTCCCTCTCGGCTGTTGCGTTGAGCCTTCGCACAACGTCTGACAGGTTCACGACCAGGAAGCTTCGCGCAGCGGATAGATCGACCGTTGTATTGACCGGCCCCTTGAGCCGCGCCTTGTGAAGTTCACTGAGGGTAGAAAGCCCAACGGCCCGATACGGCATCCGGTAGCGGGCTGTCGAACCGACGAAGGAGCCAACGACCAGGTAGAGGTCAGCCGCACTGAGCGAGGCTTCGATCACGCTGAAAGCAGAGAATGGGACGCCGCGAGCAACGAGAGTGGCCGCCTCTTGCGGCGATACGCCTGCTTCGCTCAGATCAACGGAGGCCAATGTCGCGGCAGCCTCACACAGCCGGTACTCGGCCCAACCCTCGGTTTCACCTTCATCGGTTGTTGGGACGATCCCGAACGGAAGCTGAAAGCGCTTCGCCATGTTCTTGAGCGTTCCATTGCTCAAGCCTGTCAAAGCCATGAAGAGCTTGCGGCGCATGTTTGTTCCTCGTTTAGAGTCGATTCGACTCCAATATCAAGCATGCGAAGTTTGGATGCAACTCGAAACCGTCCGCGCGGGCCGAACTAGATGGCGAACGGGTCCGGCCCGGTGAACGGCGCCGAGTCCGCCTCGCCCTTGTTGAGCTCCCACAGGGCATCCCCATCGGCGATGCCCCTCTCCGCTTGGTCCTCTTCGATGTCCTCGTCTCCCCCCTGCGCCCAGCACTGCTGCGAGCCGCTGTAGGTGGTGATGACTCGGCGGCCGGCGCTGTCCTCATGCAGGACTGAGAAGAAGCTCGGCTCCGGCGCGCCTAGCGACGGCTCGAGGTCGGCGTCGTCCGCCTCCCGGTCGCTGTCGGACTGGTTGAGCACGAACTGAGGCCCTGATCCCGGCCAGCCGAGCGACGGCTCGTGGTCATCGCTTCCGGTGGTCGGCCCCTGGTACGAGTAGCGCTGGTCCACGCAATGCGTGCTGCCGAGGGAAGGCTCGAGGTCGCTGTCGTGGGCTCCTTCGTCTTCGCAGCAGGCGCCCTCATCCTCGCACTCGATTTCGATGTCCGGGTCGAGCTCGAGGTCCGGCTCTAGTTCGAGGTCGGGATCCAGGTCGAGCGCGTCCAGCGCAGCGAGGAGCCGATCGACGGCCGCCTCCATCCGCCGGCGAAGGCGCGCGCTTTCCTTCGAGGCAGGGTCCCGAACAGCGGCTGAGCGACGTGCGGTGTTCATGCGCAAACCTCCTCCGTTCACGGCGAAGGGGCTTCGCCGCGTTGCAGACCACGTGGTGCCGTGATACCTTTTGCAACATAAGTGATGTTCATAAAGGGATCAAGCGGCGTGGTTACTCCGGCGCAAATCAGAGCGGCACGCGGCTTGCTGGATTGGGGGCAGAGCCGCCTAGCAGAGGCTGCTGGCGTCTCGATTCCGAGCATCAAACGAGCCGAGAGTCTCAGCCCGAAGTCGCCCGCATCGCCGGAAATGGTCGCTCGCTTGCGTGAAGCCCTCGAGGCGGCCGGCGTCATATTCGTCGAGGAGAACGGCGAGGGGCCAGGCGTGAGGCTCAGGAAGGATCGCGGATAAAAGATTCTCCCGTTGCATCCGCAGCGTGCCAACCCCACCTCAGCTTTCAGCGTGGGACCTGCAAGGGAGTTTCTCGTGTCAGAGCATAGGTTTGGCGCGCCGCCGAAGAATGGGAAGAGGATTCAGATTGCACCCGGCAATCCGCCTCCAAAGCCATTCCACGTCGAGGTTTGGGTCGACGGAGAACTTCGCGAGACCAAGCAGTTTGCAACAGCCGCGGAAGCAGAGTCGTTTCGACGCGAGGAGCTCGCTCGCTAAAGCGTTCTGGACCTGAGTGCACCAGGTGCAGAGCACCCGTGCTTTCGAATGCCTGTTCGAAAGCCAATAGACCCCCTACCTTAGTCTGAGCCTGTTGATCGGTTCTCCCCTCCCGAATCGACCAGGCCACCACCTAGCCCGGCCGGCTCGTTCGGCCGGGCTTTTCGTTGGAACCTGCATTTCCGTGAAACCGGTAAAGGCTGACAGGAAACCAACACGCGTCACATTGAAAGCACAGCCGTACACCATTGAAAACAGGTCAGAAAAATCAACTTGACTCGCAGGCATTGACGCGCGCAATCCGATTCGCTATATGAATGCCGTTCATCTGCCCATGGCAGAAGGAGCTCGGAAGCCGTCCAACCCTCGTGGTGGGCGGCTTCTGCGCATCAGAAGGGCAATCCTTTCGCCCTTCGCTTTAGTAAATCCTCCTTTAGCCAATGATTATCTATATAGAACGCAGTTACGAGGGATACGACATTCTTCCGATGAACTAGTATCAGGACGTAGTTTTCCGATTCAAGCCAGAAATAGATCTTCAGAGTTCCGTCGCCCTCTTTGTAGGTCCATTTAGATAATCCCGGCGCAGTTCCGTCGAGAAGTGGTCCGATCCAGCAAATCCTCCGAGCACGCTCCGGATCAAAGATTCTATCGTCACCTTTTCCCCTAGAAACAACATGCCAGAAGCCTTCTTCATACTGAGCATCGATGATTCGAGCATCGAATACTATTTTCTTCCCCTGGAGCATACGAGGTGGCGTACACTTAAACACAGCTTCAAAATGCTCGTATAGTCGTCGGCAAATTGCATTCCACTCGCCGGAGATAGATACGGTTGGCGGGAGTGAATGCTGGCACATTGACTTCCCCTAACGAGCCCGCCAGACGAAAATATTAAACTTCTGATTGGACAGAGGGGACGACAGAACTAGAGGCCGCCGATGACGTGCTTCTATCCAAGAAACTACCTGAGTTTTAGCATAGCTCGTTGATAAACCTCTGTTATTGTAAACCACCGCACCCAATAAAAGATCTGAGAGTTGCATAAGCTCAATTTCGTGAGATCTAACTTGCTGAATTCGAGAAATCATTTCACCAGTAAAATCATATCGATTGTTGCATAAAACTTCTCTAAGTTTCTTGACCTTAGAGTTACTCTGCGTATCTTTAATATCTAGATATATTTCATGCTTCTCTGTTGGCGAGAGAATCTTGTTAAGCATCGAAAAGAACATTTTGTAATAGAAATTATCGTGGCTTCCTTGATTAAACTGCAGATGATCTAGTTCCCTTTTATTCGGGACGATCAAAGCGCGAAAATGCAGAGCGTCATTGTCAAAAAACCAATCTATGACCTCTCGGTAGAATTCTAACCGGGAAACAGATACTTTTGTCCACTTAAGTTCTCCTGCAGCGTGGTGACGGCGTTTGATATCACGTAACTGTGCAGATAGTTGGTATGCCGTCGATTTACTTGTCCAAATTGCACCAAGTCCCATGACAGCGCTATTGTCATGTTCCAAGTGACAAGATTCATCGCAATACACCACAACGCTCATACTGACTACACTTCGCTCCGTAGGTTGAGAACCGACAAGTGAAACGGCTTCCGATGTGTCATCAAGCTCGCCCGTATGAGGTAATCAGGCACCGGTCGCAATCGCAATGCCTGAATCTTGTAGGGTCTACTGACTACTGCACCTGCCCCGGCTCTCGCTGCAGCGGCGCCACCGCCGTCGTCTCCGCCAGCGTGATCATGAACTGCCCCAGCCCGCGGACGGCGTGCGTCACGCTGGCCATGAGCGCCTCGCCGCTCTCGCCCTTCTCGAAGCGCTCTACCAGGTCCAGGCTCGCCAAGAGACAGCGCTCCACCGCATCGATGACGCCGAGCAGGCTGGCCCGGAACTCCTCGAGCTCGGCCTCCGTCGCCGGCGGCAATCCCTCAGGAGTTGAGAATTCAAACCTGTTCATGCTCGTGCCCCCCCATTGTGTCTTCGGCCGGCATGCTGCCGGCGGTGTCGGCCGTGATGTCCGCGACGTCGGCCATCCGATCGGCAAGCCGGCCCCGGATCGAGTAGACGAGATCCCGCAGGGCCAAGCGCAAGGCGTGGTGCTCGCCGGGCGCCGCCACGGCCACCAGCGCCTCCGCCTGGGCCCGATCGATCCTGCAGCACTCGTGGATAGGCGCCATCACCGCCGCGGGCTTCCACGAGGCTCCGGCGAGGCTCACGAAGCGTTCTCGCAACTCAGCCCGGTCCAGCTCCGCTAGGTCGGCCTGGTACTGCTTCTGGCGCGCTTGGTGCTCGCTGAAGCTCGGCGAGGCCTCGAGCTGCGGATCATCGCTCATGCCGCGGCTTCCGTCCGGGCCCGGATGAGGTCGGGCAGCGAGTCGAACTGGCGCTGAGCCCACGCCGCGGCGTTGGCGAGCTGCGCGCCGATCAGCCGCTCGACGGCCTCGGCGCCGCCGGCGGCCGCCGCTGCCTCCACCTGGTCGACACTGCGCACCACCTCCTCGAGCTGCGTGACCAGGCCAGCGGCGATGTCCTCAACGACCGCCCTGAACACCTCGACGGGCACCAGCTCGCCCCGCCGGCGCCGCAGTTCGATTTCCGCGATGTCTGCCTTGGCCTGCTTCTCCCGCGCCAGGGCGAAGGCGTAGGCCGCCGCGAACGGCCCGCCGGCGGCCGGCTCCCGCACCTCGGCCGCGTCCTGTGCCTGGGCGAGGTCGCGCGTCCGGTTCAGCAGGCGGTCGTACTGGGCGAGCGCGACCCGTGCCACCCGGCCGCGGATATCGCGCTCGACCTCGAGGCCGTGCTTCTCGACCAGGCGCGCGACCCGGCGGCTCATCACCGACAGGTGCACGCCGTCGCGGGCGGCCAGCTCGCCGATCGTCATGGTGACCGGCTGCGACGTGCCCGTGCCACCTGTTGCACGATCACCAGGTCCGATGTGCATCTCTTGCCCTCGAGCCCAGCCCAGCCTCGCTACCGTTTTCCCGGACTGCCACCCGCGTGCGGTAGGGGGGTGCCCCGGAAGGACCCAAGGCCCCCCGGGGGCATGAGACGGCATCCAGCAGCGACCTTGCCCCCGCACCACCGCACCGACCGTTGCGCTGCGCCGGCGCCGGCGCCGACCATGGGGAAGGTTTTCGGAAGGGCTGTGAACCCCCGGGCCCTACCCGCTTGCCCTTAGAACCGGGGGCGGCGGCAGAAGCCGCCCCGGTTATATTACGTAGTAATATAGGGGACACCCGCACACATGACTTGAACAACGATATCAATGGCTTACAGGGGACCTTGAAGCCCTGCAGAGACACCCGCACATCCAATGATTTCAATGGGTTACAGTTGACCCAGAAGGACCTTGAAGGGACCTTGAAGGCTGCATCTCCAACGACTGGCGCGCTCATATCACCCCCGCGCTTTCGTGCGGTGCCGCAAGCGCGGTCGCGTCATTGAGGTGTTCTCTGAGCCTCCATGCAATGTCCTCCGGCGACTCGGAGCCGTAGCAACTCATCTCATCGATCACGTTTTCGGCCTCGATCAGCGCCTCGCCGATCAATCGAAAAGTCTCCCGCATGGTCGCAATGAGCCGCTGCAGTTCGTCGCGCTCGCGCCTCATCTGCGAGTAAGCACACCGGCATCGATCCGGCTTCTCGGCCGCCTCTGAGAATGAGCAGGATTCACTCAGCATCGTCGTCGGCCGGTGTTGAGGGGGCTGCGTTCAGCTCACCAGGGATGGGGCCGTATGAGGCCGGCACGAGGACCTTCCGAGCGCGGGAGGGAGGCCCGATGATTGCCACCCGCGTCTCACCTTTCCCGGCCATCTGCCGCAAAGCGCGATCGATCTGCTTCATCGTCAGATCGCGAAGGGCTGGCCAACCGTGAAGCATCCGGGTCACGTAGTCGGCCGAGTTCTGCGACGGCGACGGATGGCGACCGCCGTCGAGGGCGCCGCGCAGCGCCGCCAGCACCTTTGACTCGATCACCAGGCTGTCGAAGTTCGGCGCGCCGGTATCGCCATCACCGTCCAGCACGAAGCGGCCATCAGCCCATTGAAGCCGCAGCACACCCTCAGCGGGCGCGAGGTTGGCCTTCATCCTCTCGAGGATCCGCTGATCCCGCTTCACCCCTTCCGTGGCCTCGTCATCGTCCGGCTTGCGCAACCAGATCACCGACCGCGCGGCGTTTCGCCAGGCCGACGATCCGGAGATGCCGGTTCGGTCCTTCAGCCCGGCGACCGACGGATGTGCGACCAGCACGACGGCGCCGGCATTGTCGCGCCCCACCGCCTCGAGCAGGCGAATGAACCTCGTCACCTGCGACCGATCGATTTCAATGCCGCCGAACGTGTCGGCGGCCGTGTCGACCACCAGGACCTGCACTCCGTTGTCGCGGCAGTAGTTGCGCAGGTTGTCATAGAGGGCCGTGGAGACCAGGCGCCGCCCGCCCTGGTCAACGCTGGCGAGCAGAGCTTCGTCGCCGCTGACGACCTTGAGTATCAGGCGGTCGTCGAGGTCAGCGAAGTCCGCCCCCTCAGCCTCGAGGATGGCAGCAATCCGCCGGTGCAGCTCGTCCTGGTCATCCTCAGCAGCGAGGTAGAGCACCCGCCGTGGTGCAACCGGCGCGCCCATGAACTCGCGTCCAAGTGCGACCGATACGGCGAGCTGCATCGCCAGCAGCGATTTGCCCGTCCCGCCGTCGCCCGTCAGGAGGGTCACCACACGATCGGGAATCCAGTTCTCCCAGAGCCATTGCCGAGGAGGGATCGGCTTGCCCTGTAATGACGAAGCAAACAGCACTGGCCAGGTCGACGCCCGCGGCAGAAGTGTCTCGGCGGAGATGACCATCTCCACGATCTGCGAATCCCCCGGCCGCTCTGTCATGGCGCGGCCTCGAGCGAGCGGGCAATCGCCTCGAGCACCGCAACAGCTTCGGCCCGGCACACGAAGAACCGTTCGGGATCGCCGTGGTAAGGCGTCAGCCGGTCGACCAGGTGCAGGGCATCCCTGAGCCGGGCTGCAGCGGATTTTTGGTTTGCAGGGCGAGGAAAAACGCCTTGCCTTTCAATGCCTGAAATCAGGCGGGTTGCAGGCGGAGCGCATTGCACAGTCTGGGAAGTCTTATTCCTCCCGGGACCGCCAGCCCCGCAACTCAGGTTTCCTCGAAGCGCCTGCGGCGCAGGCGCAGGCGAGGGCGGCGGCGCTGCAGGGCGGAGGCCACGGCGCCCGTCCCCGCGATGCCCGCCCCGGCCAGCAGCCCCGTCTCGACGAGCCCGACGATCGCCGCCACGTCCACCACGAGGATGGCGAGAATGAACGATACGAGCATGATGTTGGACGACATCGCGACACCGAACCCGCCCGATCACGCCGGGCTTGGGACAGTTTACGACTGAACAACGTCCGGCGGGCAATTGGACCGAAGTCCCTGCGGGCATGGTCCTTCGGCGCGGCGACGGACGGCCGTTCGGACCCGTCCGCGCCGGCGCTCAGCGCGCCCCGGCGCCTTTCGTGTTCT